CGTAGTAGCCCGCAATCCAGCTTTCGGATTTCGTTGCCTCGGTCATACCGCCCGCTCCACGTCCGCCGCGTCGCGCAGCGCCGCGGCGAGCGCCTCGGCTTCTTCGATCGTGGCCCAGACCTCGATATTCATGCAGATCAGCGGCGGCAAGATAGACGGGTGAGGAGCACTTGCACCAAATACACTGATGCCTGGCGCACGATTGATTTGGACGTTCTTGAACACGCTCATCCGACTCTCCCTTGGATTCCATCGAGCACCTGCGAGGCCCGCACAATCTCCAGCTCCGCCGCGCGGATCGCCCGCTCGCGCACATGCGGGCGCCAGTCCACCACGGCCCGCGCCTGGCGCAGCGCGTCCACCGCCGCGGCGTAGTCCTGGCGCGCGGCATAGAGCGCGGCGGCCTTCATGCGGGCCGTCGCGTCGCGGGTATCGGTGGCGCTGGCGAGGATGACGTTCACGACCGCACCCCATGATCCGCACGCCACACCGCCGCATCCCCGAGCGGGGTAATCTCGATCTGGCCGCGGCTCGTTTCGTAGCGCCAAGCGGCCAGGCCGAATTGCACGAGCTGCACCGCATCGGCGCGCCAGCAGTCCGGCACGTACGCCGTGCCGTGCGGCTGCGCCACGCGCAGCAGGTGCAGCGCAGCGCGGCCCGGCACGAACGGCGCGGGGCGCGGCGCAGATGCGGCGGCGGTCTCGGCCAGGGCGCGGAAGTCGAAAGTGGTCATGCTGACACCCTCCCGTCCGCGCGGTCCAACAGGGCATCGATGCGCGCCAGTAGTGCAGTGTAGCGATCGACTTCGGCGTAGGCGCCAATCTGGCCCAACGAGTCGCGCACTACCTCGATCTCGGCCCGCAGGTCGCACAGCATTTTCCGCAGCTCAGGCGCCGCGGCGATCAGGTGGGCGTTGGCGCTGCGCTCGTCACGACTCTTGGTGCTGGCACTTTCGGCGTAAGCGACGGGGACACCGCAGCAGAGCACTTCGTATGGATCGGCAGCATTCACTACCCATTGTCCCGGCGTGTGCTTCGCGCTCATCGCACCGCCTCCTCGGCCGCCAGTTGCCGGCGCCGGTCCGCCTCGGTGCAGGTGTCCCGCCAGGCCAGGTCCGCATCCGCGTCCTCATCGATCCGGCCGCGCCGGATATCCTCGATCGTGTCGTCCAGCCACTTCGCGCGATCGTCCAGCTCCGCCGCGTGGTCCGTCGCTTCCTCGATCCAGGTTGCGTCCAGCCCGGTCGGCGGGAGGGTCCGCAGCTCGGCAGCCTGCCGGCGCAGCGTGGCTTGCACGACCCGCAGCGTCGCGATGGCGCACTGCTCCGCCGCGCTGATCCCGCGCCGGCTCGTATCGGAGCCGCCAGTCGGCGGGCGGTAGCCGGTCAGGGGGTCGCGGTAGGCGAGGGGCTGGGCTGGCATGGGGGCTGCTCCCTGGGTGACGGGGAGGAGCATAACAGGTTTTCTGGCAACGTCAACAGAAAATATGTCACCATCGGCGGAACGAGCCTCGCGAGGGCTCAGGCGTCTTTCACGCCAAAATCCCGCATAAATGACGTTTCGGTTGTGCGATGTTGAATTGACGCAACTGTGATGGCCGATCAATGATCGACTCACGATCCGTTATGAGTCGCGCCTGGTCGATCTTAGAAAAGGAGGAGGGGAGGCCAGATGTCCGCCGCTAAGTGGCCGATTCCCGTTTACGCGCCCTTGCCGATGACCGGCGAGGAGATGACCGGCGAGCCTCCGAAGCAGCTTCCGTCCCGGCCGCGCCCGAAGCCGCCGAAGATGCCGGCGGAACGCTCTCTCCCTGCATTCTGGCGGCCAGCCGGATACCCAGCGTGAGCGGCAGATTGTCCGGAATCCCCCGGTAAACCCAATCTAGAGTCAGGCCAGTCCGCTCGCACAACCGAGCGATTTCAGGGACCCTGGGCAGGTTGTAGCCGTTCAACCAATTTGAGACGGCATTCCTCTCGGCCCCCGCCGCGTCAGCAAGAGCCTGCACGGTCTCTAGACCACGCTCAGCCATAAAGGCGCGCAACCGAGCCGCCACGCGCTTGGGGGTTACCTCGTCCACTAGGCAAACGCTGCCCTCGGCGGGGATATCCCGGCCAGAGAGTTTTTCTGTGTTGCAAGCCGTCAGATTTTCTGTTACCGCTGGTGTATGGACACGTCGCAGATCATCGAGCTGATCGGCGGGAAGCGGGGCGCATCTGCCCTGACCGGCGCCGATACCAAGGCTGTTAACGAATGGCGCCACAACGGCATCCCGGCTCGCTTTTGGCATCGCATCGTCGCTCGCGCCGAGGATTTGGGGCATCCCGAGGTTAGCTTCGGGTTGCTAGAGGAAATCGCCGAATCCGTGCGGCGCAGCCGAACCGCCCACCCGGGCGAGGCCGCCTGAGATGGCCGTCGAAATCCCCTCGATCTTCTCTGTCGCGCTGCCGCCCGGGTATCGCCCGTTTGCGGACCGGGTGGAGATCGTGGCGCACCACGATGTGGCCGGTGATCCGGTGGTGCTGACCGGCATCGTCAGCACGGACCCGATGAATGCTCCGCGTCATCTGTCGGAGGATGAATGGTCCGACTGTTTTGCTGTGACCACACGGCGCCTGCCGCTTCACGAAGAATCCGCCGCGCCTCCCGAAGGATATAGCGATGATCGTTAGGGTTCGCGGCGGGACGAGTGATGCCGTTCTCAGTTCGCATTTCGTCGAGATACACCACCAGTCGCACCCAGATTTGCGCCGGGTCGGCTTGGCCTTCCTCCCGAGCCCGCATTTCCAGTGGTCGGATGATGATGTCGATGGATTGGGATTTGGTCCCGCCGATCGGCTTGATCCGCGCTTCGTAGCTCGGCCTGTCCATGGTCTCGCTTCCGTTGCTGATGTTGCAATCGCAACGGTAGGCGGAAGGGGGCGGGTCAGCAACGATCCGCCCCCGAGCGCCGCATGACCGAGCCCCCGAGCATCGAGGATCGCGCTCCCGCAATGGCGGCGGTGATGCACGGCATGGCGCGCACGAACGGGCTCGCGCTGCTGGCCGCGACGCTCTCGGCCGAGCTCGACATAGCGCCGATCGAGATGCGGCCCACGCTGCTCGCGATCTTCCTCGCCGGCATCACGGCTCCGATGCCTGACCCGCGAGTCTACCAGCCGGCGGCGGGGCACGCCTGACATGAAATACGCCACCACATCCATGTGTCCCGGAGGCGGTGGCGTCACAGCCGGGAGCGCGGGGCCGCACGGTTCGCCCGTACGCCGCGTTCCCGGCGCCTTCCTTTCCTTGCCGTCGTGGTCTGCATCTCTGCGGACCATGCCCTGCCGGGGGCGGCGAGGGAAGCATCTCGATTGCTCACAACCCCCGGAGAACCGACATGCACGCCATCGCGCCCATGAGTTGCCGCACTATCCTGCGGGTGTGGATACGCGACACATTCGGCAACCTGCCGAACGCAGCGAAGATTCTTGGGCGCCTCGCCGGGTGTTCGCACCGCACCGCGATGGGATGGCTGACCGGCCGCTACGTGCCGGACACCGATGCGGTGCTCACACTCATGGCGAACAGCCCGGAATTGGTGGACGCCATCAACAGGGAAGTGGAACGACGGCGGTGTCTCTCATCATTGAAACGGGTGCCTGCGGATGGGGAATTGGTCCCGGCACGCTGCGGCTCGGCTGGATCAGCGTCAGGCGCATCCGCGAGTCGCTGATCGGACATCTGCGCATGTCGGAAGCCGCGCTGCGAGTGGCGTATATCGCGCTGCGAGATGCGCCTGCGGTTCCGGGCGGCGCGTATGGCGACGTGGTGTATGTTCCGGCGGAGGCGCGCACGAAATGACCGCAGAAAACGAGCCGCCCGGTGCGCCAACACCGGAGCGGCCCGCAGGTTCGGAAGTCCTTGCAGACCCGAACATCGCAGCGCCGGCCTCCGAATTCCATGCACGGACGCGCGAGCGCGGGTCACGGAATGGCGATTGGCCTGCCGAACGCATCGTGGCACTCCGCGCGCTATGGGCCGAAGGGCTGAGCACAGCGGAGATCGGAACTCGACTCGGCGTGTCGAAGAATACGGTGATCGGGAAGGCTCATCGGCTGCATCTGCCGGCTCGGCCGAGCCCGATCCGCCATCCCGTACCAGGGATGCCGCCTTCGCCTTATCGCGAGCGCCCGCGCGTCGTGGCGGCGAGGGCGGCGCGCCGGGCGGCGCTCGGCGAGCGGTACATGAGCGACCGCGACCTGGCCGCAGCGGCGGGTATCACCATCGACGCTGTACGTCAGGCTCGCTACCTGATCCGCCGTGCCCCTGGGTGGACCCCGGCCGAAGTCGCGGCCGTCACCGCGCTCCGGCAACGCGGACTGCTGGCACTGACCGCCATCCGCCTGCTTCCCCATGCGCAGGCGCTAGACGACGGCAGCGTCGTGCTGCGGCCTCCTGGCAGGGCGAGCGCGAGGACCGCGGGATGATCGAGCAACTCGCTGCGGCGTTCCTGGCACAGCCGCGCGTAAACGGGCGCATCAAGTGGACCGCCGAATTTGACTCGGCGCTGACCGCAGCGTGGGGCGCCGGAGTCAGCGTCAGCGCGATGTTCCGGGCGACCGGCGCGAGCAAGGACACATTCTCGATCCGCGCCCGCAAGCTAGGGCTGCCGGCGCGGGATGACGGCAAGTGGACCGTGGGCGAGCGGGCCACGCTGCGCTTTAATATCGGCAAACTGACCGTCCGACAGATCGCGGTCATGATCGGTAAGACTCCGGCCGCGGTCAAACAGCAGATGATGGCACTCGGGCTCCGCTCGGGCTATTTCCAATCCCCGCACGTCGAGACGGTCCGCGCAATGGTGGCGCGCGGGTGCGACGTGAGCGAGATCGCCAAGGCAACCGGGCTTGGTCGCACGCAAGTCATCCGGTTGTGGCGGCGATATTGCCCGGAGGCGGCCCCACCGCTGCCACCGAAACCTGAGCCGAAACCTGAGCCGAAACCAGCGCCTTCGCTCGGCCGCGCCATCACGTCGCGGGGCTTCGTGTCGATCCACCCGATTCCCCCCGATGCCGACGAGGAAATCGCCGCGTGGATCGCCACGCATCCTGTCACGCGCTGCCCAGCCGCCGCGGTCGCGATCACCACGGCGCAGATACCCGAGGCGGATCGGGCCGCGCTGCGGGCGCATCAGCCCGTCGCGAGCGAGGCGTATCTACGGATGCAGCACTCACAGCGACGCGGGGCGCAAGCCGGTGGCCGGGCGAGGGCGATCGGATGACCGCCTGCGCCCTCGCCCTCGTCCTGCTGATGGATGTGTCGGGCAGCGTCAGCACCGAACGCTTCGCGCTCCAACGTGACGGCACGGCCCATGCGTTCGCGAATCCGCGCGTCGCGGCCTTCATCTCGCCCGACCGCCCGGTTGCCGTGACCGCGATCCAATGGGCATCATCCCAACACACCGTGCTGCCGTGGCGCATCCTGCGCGACGCGGCGGACCTCGCTGCGGCCGATACCGCGCTGGCCGCGCATTCCCGCGAAGAGTCCGGCCTGACCGGGCTCGGCGATGCGCTCCAGGCCGGGGTGTCCGCATTCGCCACCATGCCATGCGCCGCAGATCGCCAGGTGATCGACATATCGGGCGATGGCGCCAGCAACACCGGGGCCGAGCCCGAGCCGGCCCGGCAGGCCGCCATCAACGCCGGCATCACCATCAATGGCCTGCCGATCGTGACCGAGGGCGAGCCCACCGTGGCGGACTACTACCGCAAGTCCGTGGTGACGCCTGACGGGTTCGTGGTCGAGGCGCACGGGTTCGATGACGTGGCGCGGGCCATGGGGCGCAAGCTCGCGGCAGAGATTGCTGGGGCTGTGCCGGGGATGGAGTGGGCCGGGCGATGAATGAGTTCCTGATAATGAAAATCGTCCTGATATTTTTCGTGGTAATCATGATCGCTTGCATGGGGCTATTCGCCGCCCTCTCGGTTGAAGCCTTCGCCACTAACCGATGGGCATTGGGCGTGTGGCTGGCATTGTGTTCTGCGATGACACCATTCGCCGCAATGGCGTACTTTCACCCATGACCGCCTTCCTGCGCCGCACCTGCGCGCACTGCGGCGCCGAGTTCCTGGCGGAGCGGTGTCGAGTCGCTGGAAGGCCGCGCGCCGGGCTGTGGTGCTCCTCGGCGTGCAGCAACGCGTCGCGACGAACGTGGTCCGCCGATCAGGATGCCGCGCTGCTGGCGCTCCTCGATATCGCCTCGGCGCAGCTCGGCGTGTCGCGCACCGCGATCGTGACCCGGTGCAGAACGCTGCATTCGATGGGAGGGCGCGCGTGAGCGGCCGGCCGTGCGACCTCGCCGCCGCGGTGATCCATCAGGCATGGGATGATGCGATCCGGCCGGAGGGAAAGACCGGACCCGCCGCCATCTCGAATGCCGTCGCGTTCCTGACCAATCGCAGCGGCGCGTGGGCGCAGGCGCGCGATCTGTGGTGCGACATGGCCGGCATTCCGTCCGAGCGGGTGCGGGCCAGGGCGATCGAGAAGATGGCCGGGCAGACCGCTCGGATGCGCGCCGCGGTGCAGCGCGTGGGGATGCGGGCGTGACGCATCTCAGCATCACGGAGGCCCCGTGCTGCCCGCGCCGTCTCCCCCTCGCGGTCTGCGTCGTGATCTGGCTCGGGGTGTCCGGCGCCGGATGGGCGGCGATCCTCGGGTGCGTGGCGGGGTGGTGGTGAGAGCTTCGGGATACGAGCGCGCGGCGGCAGATTGGTACGTAGAGCCTGCTTGGGTTGTGGACGCGCTGCTGGCTGTCGAGTCGTTCGATGGCCGGTCATGGGACCCGTGTTGCGGAGCGGGCAATATCCCTAGGATCATGGCCCTGTGGGGACAGCACTGCGTCGGCTCCGATATTGCCGATCGCGGCTACGGCCAGCCAGCGGACTTCTTCTCAACCGAGTGCGCCGATATACACAACATCATTTCCAACCCGCCTTACAGGCTAATCGAGCCCTTCATTCGGCACGCGCTCACTAAGGCGACTTACAAGGTCGCCATCCTCGCCCGCCTCGCGCTGTTGGAAGGCCAGAAGCGGCGCACCCTGCTCCAGACCACGCCGCTCGCGCGCGTATGGGTAAGCAGCCGCCGCGTCTCGATGCCGCCGGGCGATACGGACGTTCCGGCGAAGGGCGGCTCCATCGCATACGCGTGGTTCGTATTTGAACACGGACATTCCGGTTCGCCGGTGATCGGGTGGCTGCCGTGAGCGTCCGGGTGATCCACGGCGATTGCCGGACTGTGCTCTGCACGTTGCCCGATGGCAGCGTGCAGTGTTGCGTGACCTCGCCGCCGTATTTCGGCCTTCGCTCCTACTTGCCACAGGGCCATCCGGATAAACACAAAGAGATCGGCACAGAGCGGCATCCGGACGAGTATGTCGCGAATTTGGTTGCTGTGTTTCATGAATTGCGCCGGGTGATGCGCGATGACGGAACGTTGTGGCTGAACCTGGGCGACAGTTATTCCGCAGGCGTTGGAGACCACAAGGTCAAGGATAGACTGATGATCCCGGCCATGGTCGCCATTGCGCTGCGCGGGGACGGCTGGTGGCTGAGAGACGAAATAGTGTGGAACAAGCCTCGCACTACGCCCGCGCCAGTCAAAGATCGCACCGTGACCTCCCACGAAATGATTTATCTTCTATCGAAGCAACCGTCATATTATTTTGATTGGGAGGCTATCGAGGAGCCGTCGCTTTATCCTGGATTGGCAAGAAAGGCCGGAAAAGCGTTCCGCGACCCAGCCACTCATGATCCGAACTCGGCTAGAAAGCGACCGTCGGCGGACAGAACAATCATCGTGCGCGATACCCGCCGCGCGCGCTCGGTTTGGTCCGTCAGTCCGTCGCCGTACGTTGATCAGCATTTCGCGACGATGCCGCCAGAGATTGCCGAGCGGTGCATCCGTGCCGGCACTCGCACCGGAGACACCGTGATTGATCCATTCTTCGGAGTCGGCACCACCGGCCTTGTCGCTGATCGGCTTGGGCGTGAGTGCATCGGCATCGAATTATCTTCCGGCCACGCCGCGCACGCGAGGGAGCGCATCGTCGGTGACGCGCCACTATTTGGTGACGCGGCATGACCCGCCTCGATCCCCCCATGGTCCGCCCGACTCCATCCCCGTACGACGCGGTACAGACCGCGGCCAACGCATTCCTGTGCGCCTATCGCACCGCTCTGCCGCATCTGACCGCGGCGCAGGCCGTGGAGTGGATCGAGACGGTGCCGGGCGTCATGCGGCAGATGTTTGAGATGCGGGGAGGGAGTGTTTGAAGCGCGACGAAGATCGCCTGCATCAGGCCGGCTACGTGGCGATCAAGCGCCTCGTGCCGGCCGATGCCGTAGTCACGTCATGGGAATCGCGTGGCGTCGGGCAGATGGAAGGCGCGCGACGCCGGGCGCGCGGCGTATCCTCCGGCTGGCCTGACATGTCGATCTGGTATCGCAAAACTATAGTGCTGATCGAGTGGAAAACCGACACGGGCCGCGTCAGCCCGAACCAAGCCGAGATGCACGCCAGGCTCGCGCACAACGGCTTTCCGGTCGCGGTGTGCCGCTCGCTCGACGATGCGATTGCGGCGGTGCAAGCAGCCGGTATTCCGACGCGCGGGCGGATCGCCGCATGACCTGCAAGCACGGCCCGTTCCTGACCGGCGGAGATGTCCCTCCGTACCAGCGCCAGTGTCTCCGCTGCGGCGCAATCCTGCCCGCCCCGCGCCGGCGCCGAGCTGCGCCGAAGGATCGGACCAGGGCCGAACTGGCGGAAGTGCGGCGGGTCGAGAAGCTGCGGGCCAAGGTGCTGTTCTGATGCTGCCCGATGTGATCGAGCGCGTCGCACTACTCGGCTGGACAGTGTATCCGCGCGCCGCCAAGCACCGCGCCGCCGCATTCGAGGGCGCGTCGGCCGTCGCGACCTCCGATCTGGACACCCTGGCGCAGTGGGCTCGCGAGTATCCCGACTGCGGCTGGTATGCCGTGACCGGCCCAAGCCGCATATTCGCGCTCGACGTGGACGCGCCACCGAAGAAGGATGGCATCGCGGCGCTGCAAGCCCTGACCGCCAAGCATGGCCCGATCCCCGAGCGCCCGATGATCCGCACCGGCGGTGGCGGCTACGCGCTGATTTTCGCCCACGCCGGCGAACCGCTCCGCGGCTGCTCCGGCCTCCCCGCGCCCGGGCTCGACCCGCGCCGCGGCGCACAGACCATCACGCTGCCGCCAACGCTGCACCATGCCACTGGTCGCACCTATCGGTGGATCACGCCGCCCTGGGAACTGACCCCTCCGCCGGCCCCCAAATGGCTGACGGCGCTCCTCGCTCCGCTGCCCGAGCCGCCCTTGCCTCCGGTGCCCTACACTGTCACGCCGGAGCGCGCGCATCGCGCCCTGTATCGCGCCGTGGATCGGATCAGGACGACGGGCGAAGGCGGACGCAATGACACGCTGAATCGCTCCGCGTTTCACATCGGCACACTGATTGCCGCGGGCCATCTGACACGGACCGAGGCGGAAAACACGCTGTTGCATGCCGCGATGCAGGCCGGGCTCGCACGATTCGAGGCGACCGCCACGTTGCGCAGCGCGTTCCGGGCCGCGCAGCGATTCCCGGCAACATGAGCATGGCAAACATTGTGCCATTCAGTGGGGCGCCACCCTCCGGCCCCAGCGGGCCAAACCTGGCGTTCCTGGAGCTGCTCGCGCGCGGCGACAAGAACCAAATCCTTTCCACCACAGCTAACGCGCTGATCCTGCTCGACCTCGATCCCGAGCTGATCGGCCTCCTAAGCTACGACGAACTCTATTGCCGCGGGGTCATCAATCGTTCGCCGCCGACTGCGCATACCGGCATTCGTGCCAGGCCAGGCCCCTATCCTCGGCCCTGGGATGACGCCGATATCCAGCTCCTTCTGTCCTACATGCAGCGCGCCTGGACCTCTGGATTCAAGCAATCCGTAATCGAGGGCGCGATGCTCGCCACGGCCGACGCGCACCGGTTCCATCCGATCCGGGACTGGCTTGCCGCCCTGCAATGGGACGGAACTCCTCGGATAGACAGGTGGTTGCAAGCCGCGTTTGACTCGCCGAACAATCCCTACACCAGCGCGGTCGGCGCCCGCTTCCTGATCGCCGCGGTGCGCAGGGTGCGCCAGCCCGGATGCAAGTTCGACCACATGCCGATTTTTGAGGGCGCGCAGGGCATCGGCAAATCCACGGCACTCCGCGCGCTGTTCGGAGATGCGTGGTTCACCGATAGCCTGCCAGCCGATGTGGGCTCCCGTGACGCGGCCCTCGCACTCCTTGGTGTGTGGGGCGTCGAGTTAGCCGAGATTGACCAGGTGATCCGAGCCGAGGTCGAGACGGTCAAAGCATTCCTGTCCCGTCCGGTGGACCGCTACCGACCGCCCTACGGCCGCAGCTTCGTGGACGCGCCCCGCCAATGCGTCCTGGTCGGCACCAGCAACAGCAGCGACTACCTGCGCGACACAAGCGGCAATCGCCGGTTCTGGCCGATCGAGTGCCGAGCCGCGGATGCCGAGTGGGTCACGCTGAACCGGGAGCAGCTATGGGCCGAGGCTGCACAGCGGGAATCTCAAGGGGATGTTCTATGGTTGCAAGAGCATGAACTAAACGCAACCGCCGTTGAGGTCCAAACCAGTCGCCTGACCGAGGACACCTGGCAGGACGCGCTTGAAGATTGGCTGTACTCGCGGGTCGAAACCACCACGGCCGATGCGCTGCTGAATGGGATCGGAGTGCAGCGCGAGAAGCAGGACCGAAGGGCCACGCTGCGGGTCTGTGAATGCCTGCGCAAGCTAGGCTGGAAGCAGACGGTCGCGGGCCGGGTAGGAAATGGACGCCGCGTGTGGCGGAAGGATGTGTTGGAGTGAGTGTTGGAAGGACAAGCGTTGGAAGTGTTGGACACGTTGGACCTAACCCCCTGATATATCTACCTCCTACACTTCCAACAGTTCCAACAGAGGATAAAGAGATAGGGAATCAGGGCCCTATACGGAGAGTACGAATGAGGGGTTGGACGTGTTGGTGCGTTGGAAAGCCCCTCCGGGGACCTCCATTTCAAACCGCCCCAAATCCCGACAGCGCCGAGGCGTGGGGCATCCTGGCGCTCGGGCGGTAGGGGAGGTGGCGGCGGAGTGCAGATCGGCCGTCCAGCCCCCGCAAACGCCGCGCGCGCGGCATGTCTGATGGAGAGAGGCGATGAAGGTATGGGTTACAATCCGGGCGCTGACCTTCGGCATCGAGGAGATGGAAGGGGAGCGATGCGCAGATTTTGCCCACATGGTGTGGGTTCAAAGAGCCGATGGCTACAGGAAGTATTTGTTCAAGGATCAGTGGCACTCAACGCCCGCGGCGGCGCTAGCGAAGGCTGAGCAAATGCGGGCCGCGAAGATTGCGTCGCTGCGCAAGTCGCTAGCCCGGCTCGAAGCCCTGACGTTCGCCCCGTGACTACCGCCACACCTCCGGCGGGACGCGGCCGAGCACGGTCAGCAGCGCGGCGAGCGGGGAGGGGATTTGGACCTCCCCCAGCGCGTAGCCCTGGATCTGGCGGTAGATCGTGGCCGGCGGCCGGGGGTCGCGGCCGAGCTGGGCCAGGGTCCGGGCGAACTCGGCCTGCGACAGGTCCAGGCCGGCGAGGGCGGCGCGGAACTCTGGGGGGGTCATGCTTTCTTGCGTCCTGTATCGCTTTGGGATTATCGTGCCGAGCCTACCCGGCCTCATTGAAGCTGTGCGCAAGTCGTAGTTCGCGTCATAAGCAGCGAAATATTTACCGGGTAGGCCACTCTCCTAGCCGCGTCGGTATGCCGATCGCACAATGTGACAGCAGTGCATCTCGGCTTGTTCGGTCATGGATACAGCTCTTTTTCTATCTGTTGCGGTCCATGCTGCCTCATTGTCTGGTATTTCATATTCGCCCCACGCTGGGGCGTTGGTTTTCGACATCGACCAGAATGAGTATCCAGGCCGTGCGTTGTCTAGGGTGTGTTTGGACATCCTATTTCTGCCTTAGAAGACCGGTTATTGTGATCGATGCATCTCTGGATGTTGCTTTTTTCTCGCTCACCCGCGCGATGCGTTGGATCGCCGCCCACGCATCGCTGTGGAAGCCATTGTTTTTCTTCCCGAGCAGCGTTTCGATATATGAGAGTTGCTTTTCGCTAGGTGCGTTCATCTGCATCTCCTCTATGCGCGGTTCACGGTCATGGGGCGCTCAGCACGCGCTCGATTTCCGCCATGACATGTTTCCAGTCAGAATAGAGTCCGATCTGACCGGCTCCTTCCCAACACCACGCGATCTGCGAGCGAATGAAGCACATCTTGTCGTCAGTATCGCCGGGGAGAGTATAGCAGGCGCGGGTCAGGCGTTCTTGGGTTTCAGCAGCAAGGTTGTAGTCGCGCCGATTCCACTTGCTTCGACCTTCCTTGCGCATTTGCATGTTGGCGGCATCAGTGGCCGAAGCATGCAAGAGGCTCGGAAGTGGGTAAACTGGCTTGCTCATCTCTGCATCTCCTCGTCTGTGCCGCGGCCCGTCGCCTCGGCATGTCCAGCACACTACGCGGCCCGTCGCGTGGTGTCCAGAGAAATCACGCGGCCCGCCGCGTAGTTTGTATCACATACCCATGAGGTCCATCCCGTGAGCAACCGCAAGCGCGCCCCGGCTCCGCCCGTGTCCGGGGCCGGCCCCACGCCGGAGTTCCAGGCGCACCACGACACGCTGCCGCCCGAGCTGACGCGGGAGCGGTGGATCGAGGGTTGGCGGGTCAATACCCGCCTCTACGGGCTGCTCGACGCCGGCCTGATCGGCGCGGCCGAGTATCAGGCCGGGCTCCGCTGGCAGGCGGACTACGAGGCCGGCGCGTGCGGCGCGCGCCAGGGCGGAGAGGCGGTGCGGGTGGACGAGGCGCCGGGGCCGGGCGGTGTGACCGATGCCAGGCTGGACGCGCTCGGGCGGCTGCGGGCCGCGGAGCAGGCGATCGGACGCGAGGCCGCGGGGCACCTGATCCGGTGCGTCGGGCAGGACCGGCCCTGGGATGAGCTGGACCGCCAGGCTGGGGTCAGGCGGCACACGAGCCGGAGCTGGACCTGCGCCGCGCTGGTCCGGCTCCTGCTGCACTACGACGCGGTGGATCAGGTCGGGCGGCAGGGCAGCGCGCGGGTGCGGTCGGGGCGGGCGTAACGGTTCCCAATGTTCCCGGACTCGTGATTTTCGCTTGACATCGGGGCGGGTCGGGGGGTAGCAAATCGTCACCCTACCAGATTTGCGCCAGAGCCGGCGCCGGGAACCCCACATTTGGCATACTTCCGATCCGACGCCCGCCCGGGCGAGCGGCCCGTTGCGCATGGCGCGGTGGTGCTGGTCGGTCATGACCGCGCCGTGGTTTGGGGTCGGGCCCTCCTGCCGGTCAGGGGCCAGAGCCTGCCGCTGCTCCGCTCCGATGTGCGCGTAACCGATTGGTCCGATCTGGCCGCGATGGGCCTGCCGGGCGGCTGTTGGCTGATCCGGTGCGGCAGTGCCGTAGCTGGCGGTGGATCGCTCACCCGCCTCGGCCAGTGCCCGCCGGGCGTGATGGCGCGGATCGAGCGGTCCATTCGGCGCGAGGCCGAGGCGCGGGCCGGCGAGGGCAGCCTCGAGCGCAAGGAAGGCGTGAGCGCCAAGAGCGCCGGCGCGATCCTGGCGGCCGGTGCCCGGAACGCGGGTGCCAAGGCGAAGCGAGCGAACCCGCGCCTCGGCCGCGTCAAGGGCAAGCCGGGCCGCTGAAATGCCGTATCGGCCAACCGGGAAGCCAGTCGGACGCCCCAAGGGCAGCAAAATCCAGAAGACGGCGGAAAAGGCGCTGCAAGTCGCGGCCGAGGGTATCTCGCCAATCGAGGTAGTTCTGACCGTGATGCGCAAGGCTTGGGAAGGCAAAGACTACAAGCTTGCCTCGGAAATGGCGAACGTGGCCCTCCCCTATACCACGCCACGCCTCGCTTCGACTGTCCTGACACACAAGGACGCGTTTTCGGAACTAACGGTGGATCAGCTTGAGCGACTTGTGGCCCTTGCAGAACATCTCACCGGGGGATTTCCTGGCGCGGGCGAGGCTGGAACTGGCGCGGAAGCGGTCGGAAAACCGCATTAGCGAGTATCGGCCCTATCCCAAGCAGCTTGCATTCCATGCGGCCGGCAAAATCCATCGCGAGCGACTGCTTCGGGCCGGCAATCAGCTCGGCAAGACCTGGAGCGGCGGCGCCGAGCTTTCGTATCATCTGACGGGCGACTATCCGCAGTGGTGGACCGGGCGCCGATGGGAACGGCCGATCCGGGCTTGGGCTGGCGGCCCGTCTGGGCAGGCCGTGCGCGATACTGTCCAGCGCGTGCTTGTCGGGCCGCCTGGCGCGCACGGCACGGGGATGGTCCCCAAGGCTGCGATCGACGGTCTGAGCGCGGCGCGCGGTGTACCGGATGCCGTGGAAAGCCTCCGGGTCCGAAACGTGAACGGCGGGCTCAGCCACTTGACGTTCAAGAGCTACGATCAGGGCCGCGAACGCTGGCATGGTGACACGCTCGACTGCATCTGGGTCGACGAGGAGCCGGATATCTCGCTCTACACCGAGGCGCTGAGCAGGACCAACGCGACCGGCGGCATGGTCTATCTGACCTTTACGCCGCTTCTCGGCGTGTCCGATGTCGTGATGCGGTTCCTGAAGGAGCTATCGCCGGACCGCTCCGATATCGTCATGACGATTGACGATGCCGAGCATATTCCAGTGGCTGAGCGCCAGCGGATCATCGACAGCTACCCAGCGCATGAGCGCGAGGCGCGCACCCGCGGCATTCCGATCTTGGGTTCGGGGCGTGTGTTCCCGTTCCCTCGCACGATGATAGAATGTGCGCCTATCCCGATCCCGCAGCATTGGGCGCGGATCGGCGGAATGGATTTCGGGTGGGATCATCCCTTCGCCGCGGTGCGCCTGGCGCACGATCGGGAGTCTGATACGGTCTATGTGACCCACGCCTACCGGGTGCGCGAGCAGACCCCGGCCGTGCATGCCGGCGCGCTCAAAGCCTGGGGCGGTGATCTGCCGTGGGCCTGGCCGCACGACGGCTTGCAGCACGACAAGGGCTCGGGCGAGCAGCTTGCCGACCTCTACAAGCGCCAGGGCCTCAAGATGCTGGCCGATCGGGCGCAGTTCGTCGATGATCGCGGGAGCGGTGTTGAGGCCGGCGTTTACGAGATGCTCGACCGGATGCAGACCAATCGGCTCAAGGTATTCGCGCACCTGAAAGACTGGTTCGACGAGTTCGACCTGTATCACCGCGATGATGGCAAGCTTGTCAAAGAGCGTGACGATCTGATCAGCGCGACGCGCTATGGCCTGATGATGCTGCGGTTTGCGCGGGGCGGCGAGTTGCCGCCCGATCGCTACCGGCGGTCCTGGCGCGCGCCGCGGGGAACCACATGGATGGCTGCATGAGCGAGAAGATCGAAGTTACGCAGGTTATGGTGGATGCTGCCAGTGGCGTAATCGAACAGCTGATCAATCGCCTCTATGATGGCTGGACGACGCCAGACGAGGCCGCGGAAGATATTTTGGAAGCCGCTTTGGCAGCCGTCGATCAGGATGCGAAAAAGCCCAAGAGGAAGCCGACCGCGGCCGCAATCGCTCGCAGGGCAGTCGCACGAATCAATGAGGAGTCTGCTCGCGCACTTCGGCTGACGGCCCTCAAGATTCAAGCGGCCGAAAACGCTGCCCGAGCCGCTTCGGAAAAGACTAACAGCAATGCCCGTGCGACAGCGGATGCGCTTGCAGAGATTGAGAAGCTGCGGCAGCGTGTCAAGGCGTTGGAGAGGCAGTGTGTGTCTTATCCGGCCCATGGCGCTGCGTGGAGCAACGCCCAGGTGTCCGACATCAACTCGTATAATCGCGAGTATATACAGAACATGAAGCAGAACCAGTTTGCAAATGCATTTGGTTCTATCGCCACGCGCAAGCCGCATGGCGGCGACCAGTGACCGAACTCTCCCGCGAAGCCGAGCGGTTCAGCACCTACATGCGAACCAGCAACAGCGCCGATCTGGTCGCGTCCTATGCGCGCGCCATCACGGAGGTTGACACGGGCCGCAGCAAGCCGGGCGACATGATCGCGGCGCTCGGCACCGTGCTGTGCGCGCTGGTCAAGGCGAGCGCGCCCCCGCAGCACTGGCCCGAAGTCGCCGCGGCCCTCGGATCGGAGATGCGCCGGCAACTGTCGGCCTAGTGGATGTCCGACGCGCTCCCGCAGCAGACGCCAAACGACGGTGCACCTGACGAGGAACCGCGCGCCGCGTCCGGGCGAAACTCCGCGCTGCTGGATTGGCTGATTGAGCAGTTCAAGGCGGCCCGCGATCACCGGACGCCGTGGCGCGAGGAAGCCGAGCAGGATTTTGCCTTCGTTGCCGGCCATCAATGGTCGAGCGAGGATACTGAGGTTCTGACTCGTCAGGGGCGGCCGAGCGTGACGTTCAACCGGGTCGGCCCGTTCGTGGATGGCGTGTCGGGCCTGGAAATCAACAATCGCCAGGAAGTCCGTTACATTCCGCGCACGCTTGGCAAGTCGGGTGTGAACGAATTGCTGACTTCGGCCGCGATGTGGGTCCGCGACGAAACCGATGCTGAGGACGAGGAGAGCGAGGCGTTTCGCGATTGCGTGATCACCGGAGAGGGGTGGACACAGACCAAGCTCAACTACGAGCTAGACCCGGACGGGATGATCCAGATCGAGCGTCGCGACGTGCTCGGCATATATCCCGATCCGGCCGCGCGGCGAGCGAATTATGCCGATGCGCGGATCATCTTCTATGCGCAAGACGTGCCGATCGATGCGGCGCGTGCCCTGGCGCCAGATGCCCGGTCAGATGATGAATTGGATGCGGCGTGGGCGCGCGACGCTGCCGAGAATGCCGATAGTCCGCACAATGCGCGCGAGGCGCCGTTCTATCGCAATGATCAGTCCAATCGGACCGACCGCGCCCGGCATTATGTGCGAATGGTCGAGGCGGAATGGTGGGAATATGCGGTGGCCTACCGCGTGCCCGATCCGCAGACGCAGCGCATGGTGCAGCTCGACCCGGAGCGGTTCAAGATTTATGAGGCCATTGCCGAGGCGCAGGGGCAAGAGGTCAAGGCGATCAAGGATCGGCGTCGTATCTATCGCCGGGCGATTCTGGGCAACGAAATCCTGTCGCTGTCGGACGGTAACGAAAAGGGAGGCTTCAGCTTCAAGGCGATCACCGGCAAGCGCGACCATAAGAAGCGGTGCTACTACGGCCTCGTCAGGCCGATGCGCGACCCGCAGAGTTGGGCCAACAAGTGGCTGTCTCAGGTGTTGCACATCATCAATACCAACGCCAAGGGTGGCGTTGTGGTGGAGATCGGCGCGGTCGAAAACCCGCGCGAGTTTGAGGATTCGTGGGCCGATTCCGATGCGGTGAGTTGGGTGAATGAGGGCGCCAGCGGGAAGGTGCAGCCTAAACCGCCGATGGTGTTCCCGACCGGCTTGCAGCAGCTCATGCAGTTTGCGATCGAGAGCATCCCTGGCGTGATCGGGGCCAATCCCGAGATGATGGGGCAGGCCGACCGGATGCAGCCTGGCATCGTCGAGATGCAGCGCAAGCAGTCGGCCATGACGATCTTTGCGGACCTGTTCAACGCGCTGCGCCGATACCGGAAAGAGCAAGGCCGGCTGATGCTATGGCTGATCCAGGAATACATTTCCGACGATCGGCTGATCCGCATCGGTGGCGATGACGAGGCGCAATATGTGCCGTTGAGCCGGGATAAGACGCTCGGCGAGTACGACGTGATCGTGGACGATACCCCGACCTCGCCGAACATGAAGGATCGGACCTGGGCTGCGTTGACGACGCTATTCCCGATCCTGGCGCGGATGCAGATTCCGCCCCAGGTGATGATGACGCTGCTTGAGTTCGCACCGCTGCCGGTCACGCTGATTTCCAAGCTCAAGAGTCAGATGCAGCAGGCGCAGCAGGGTCAGCAGTCCGATCCTCGCATTCAGGCTGGGGTGCGGACCGAGCAGGCCAAGGCGCAGCTTCATCAGGCGCAAGCCGCGAAGGTATCGGCCGAGACGCAGTTGCTTCCGGCCAAGATGCAGCTTGACGCGCAGGAACAGGCGGCGCGGATTGAGCAGCTTCGGGCCGAAGCGCTGAACTCGCTGCAAGATGCTGGGGTGCAGGCTGACGACGTGAGGTATCAGCAGCTTATGCAGGCCGTGGACGCGCTGCTGGGCGCGCAGCAACAGGCGCATGACCAAGCGATGGACGTGCATGGCGCGATGCTCGATGCCGCTGGGCAGTCGCACGATCAGGCGATGGCGCAGCAGGACGCGGCTCGGAATGACATGGGCGCTGCGGTGCAGGCCCACACCGCGCTGAACCAGCCGCAGCAAGCGGGGGCGGCGCAGTGACATGCCTTGTCATGGCGTTCCGGGATGAGGCAGGACGCCACTTCGCGTTGATGATCCGAGATGGAGCCACGGAGCGCACCGATGACGGAAGCCGCTTTCGGGCGGTGACGGTAGAGGACTGCGGTATTCCGATCGAACAAGCACAGCGGTTCATTGCGCGGGTCGCGACGATGCAGTAAGACGGGAACATCTGCGCAATAGGATTGCCGCCGTGGGATGGCGGCACGAGTCGAGGGGGAAATGATACTGCGCATCAATGTGGGGTGCGCGGGCGTGGGAGGGTGGAGGATAGGTCAAGGCTGCTGCGGTGGCTGAGACTGGTCAGTCCTCTGGCCGATTGGACCACTTAATGGCCCCTACCGGTCCTGAGCATGACCGAGGTGAAATAATAAACTGCTCATCTTTGCCATCATACGTTCCCGCCCCCGCCGGCTAGCGGGGTTACGGTCGCCAGCGCCGTTCGCTGGCATTCCACTGGTGATCCATGAGCGAAACCCTCTCCAAAGAGGAAACGGCCTATTTTGAGTCTCGCGGCGAGGCCGCGATCCCGGCGCCCGAAAAGGACCCCGTAGCGACCCCGGAGGCGCCCGCCGAAGGCGCGGGGGCGGCAGGGGCCACTCCGGCAGCCGCCGCACCGGAAAAGGCGCAGGAGCCCGAGAAATACGTTCCCCTGTCGGCGCTGCACGAGGAGCGCACCAAGCGGCGCGAAATTGCCGACAAGCTGCGGCTGATCGAGGGCCAGCTACAGGGCCTTCTCGCCGGTAAGCAGCCCGCGCCGGAGGCCAAGCCGGCTGATCCGGCGGTGCCGGAGTTCGGCCAGGACCCGGAAGGGTTCGTCAAGGCCAAGTTTGGCGTCACCGCGAAGGAAATCTCAGACCTCAAGGCGTGGAAGGATGCGCAGGACGCGCAGGCCCAGCAGCGGGCGCAGATGGACCAGATCGCCAATCTGAGCCGGGCGCATGAGGTCGAGTTCCAGCGCGAGACGCCGGACTACGCCGCGGCCAGCGAGTTCCTGCGCGAGCGCCGCACCGCTGAGCTTAGGGCGCTTGGAATGCCGGAGCATCAGATCATCCCGGCACTGACGCAGGACGTGCTTGGCATCGCAATCCATGCCGTGCGCAACAACGGCAACTTCGCGAAGATGATTTACGACACGGCCAAGGCGCGCGGCTACACGAAGGCCGAGGACAAGCCGGCCGAGAAGGCCGCCCCGGCCGCTACTCCGGCACCGAACCTTGTGGAACAGGCGGACCGCATCGCGCGCGGGCAGGCCAAGGCTGCCGGGATCGGCGGTGCGGGCGCGGCGCCTCCCACGAAGATGACGCCGCAGCGGTTGCTTGAAATGTCTCCCGCGCAATTCGCCAAGTGGGAGCACGAAAATCCCGAGGAATATCGGGCGCTGATGGGCGGCTAGAGACGCCGCTTGCACATGGAGTGAATTACGGTGTAAATTCCGGGTATGAAAGCCTGGACCGTTTACGCTTTTGCTGACCCGCAATCTGGTGTGGTCCGCTACATAGGAGTCACCACGCAATCTCCGCGACAGCGGCTTAGTCAACTATCCGTCCCGTCAATGGCCGCTCGCAATCCACGCCTTCATCAATGGCTTCATAACAAGCGGCCAACGATCGTCATTCTAGAACGTGATCCAGCCGATGGTATGCAGGCTGAGGCCAGGTGGATTGCCGCCTTTCGGTCTGCGGGAGCTCGGCTATTCAATGTGTGTTCCGGTGGTACCGGCGCGCCTGGATTTAAGCATACCGACGCAACGAAGAGTCGGTTGAGCCGAGCAAGCGAGGGCCGCTTCTACAGCGCGGAAACGCGCTTAAAAATCGCCACGGCCAAGGCCGGACAAAAGCGGCCCGACTTGACCGAAAGGAATAGAAGGAACGCTCGCCTTTCTGCTGCCGACGTAGCGTTGGTTAAGGCTTCAACGGCAGCCGGCGTTGAGATTGCGCGGACATTCGGCATTTCCCCCGCGATGGTCTCCCTAATTCGACAAGGGAAACGCCGTTCGTGATCCCGGCACGCTAACTCGGGAGTTCGCGTTCGCTCCTGCGTCATCGGAGCGCTTCGGCCCGAAAGGCCGCATCGCGCAATCCATGACGATGGGATCACTCCTTTGGAAACCACTTACGGGGTCAATGACCCCCTTGCCGTCAAGCTGTGGAGCAAGAAGCTCTCGGTTGAGGCACTCAAGCAGACCTGGTTCAACAAGTTCGTCGGCAAGACCTCGAATGATCTGGTGCAGGTCAAGGACGAACTGCGCAAGGCATCTGGTGACAAGATCACCTATGGCCTGCGCATGCAGCTCACCGGCGCCGGCGTGCAGGGCGACGGCACCCTGGAAGGCAACGAGGAGTCGCTGACCACCTACAGCGATGCCGTGCTGCTAAACCAGCTTCGCCATGCCGTGCGCAGCTCGGGCCGCATGTCGCAGCAGCGCGTGCCGTTCGACATTCGGCAGGAGTCGCTCGACGGCCTCGTGGACTGGTGGAGGAACCGCTACGACGCGGTCTTCTTCAATCAGCTCTGCGGGAACGTTGCCGAGCCGGCCTACCTCGCGACCGGATCGACCAACTATACCGGGAACAACGCGCCCGTCGCGCCGGACGCGGCCCACTACGTCAACGTGGCCGGCACGGCCGATGACAGTGGGCTCGGCTCCGGCAACACCTTCACGCTGGCGATGCTGGACAAGTGCGTCGAGCGCGCACGCACCCTCACCCCGGCGATCAAGCCGGTGCGGGTGAACGGCAACGATTGGTACGTCTGCTTCGTGCATCCGTATGTGGTGACGGACATTCGCTCCAATACCAACACCGGCCAGTGGGTGGACATCCAGAAGGCCGAGATGACCGGCGGGATGATCAAGGACAACCCGCTGCTGACCGGCGCGCTGGGCGTGTACAACGGCGTGATCCTGCATGCCGATACCCGCGTGACCACGGGCTACAATCCCTCCGGTCCCGTGGCGATCAGCACGGTGCGCCGCAACGTGTTCTGCGGTGCGCAGTCGCTCATGCTGGCCTTCGGCCGCGACAACGGCCCGGAGAACCACACCTGGGTCGAGGAGCTCTTTGACTACGAGAACGAGCTCGGCGTTTCGTCCGGTGCGATCTACGGCATGAAGAAGACGGTTTACAACTCGATGGACTTCGCGACCATCGTCGCCTCGTCCTATGCCGTCCAGCACTAAGGAGGGCTGACACATGGCAACCACCACTGACTTCCGCGCTGCCGGAGTGCAGCCGAAGTTCCTGCCCACCGGCGCGATCCACGTGATCCGCACCATCGCGATTGCGTCGGCGCCCACCATCAACGACGTGTGGCAGGTGGTCGATCTGCCGCCCGGCGCGATCGTGACCGGCGTCACGCTGGACAGCGATCGGCTGGACACCAACGGCTCGCCGACCCTGACGCTTGATGTCGGGGACGCCAGTGCGGCGCAGCGGTTCATCGCCGCTTCGACCAACGCGCAGACCGCAACGACGGCGCCGCAGACGATCAACGTCAAGGGTGTCCTGGGCTACACCTACGCGGCGCGGACCACCATCCAGGTGCTGGTGCATGCGGTGGCGGCGACCTTCGCGGCGGGCAGCGTCCGCCTCAAGGTCTCCTACACGATGGACGCCTAGGCATCGGCACTCGCGGGGGCTTCGGCCCCCGCTTCCCTTTCAGGAGAATGGACATGGCAAAGAGGCGTGGGTCTCTCGGTTCGCCGCGACACACCGAACGCACGGGCAAGAGCCCGGGCCGGGGCGCTCCCGTGGTGGCGCAGGCCAGTTCCGGCCCGCTGGCGCGGAGCGTCGCCCCGCACAATCAGGGCTCGGTTCCCGCATCCGCCGGCTACAAGCCGCGCGGCATGAGCGTGTATCGCGAGGAGTGAGCGACGTTCTTCCCGGGCGCAGGCGGGCACTGTCCCGCTTGCGGTCCGCCGACGCTCCGCGGAATGATTGGCCCACCGCGCTGGGCGATGATGGCCGGTACTACTACGTGCCGATCGACAGGCGAGGGCAGGTAGTGGCGGAGCCTCCGGTCCCGGAGCCTGTTGCACCACCTGTTGCAACGCCCGATCGCCTGGCGTCGCCGCTCCCGGTGGTCTGCCCGCACTGCTCGCGCGTGCTCGGGCGGGGCGCCGGCTTCCATATTCGGTCCTGCCGTCGCACCTATACCGCAGAGTGAGCGCCGATGGCGACCTATGGCGACATGCAGGCGCGGATTGCGGACGAGATGCTGTCGGCCGCCACGACGGCGCAGATTCAGAACGCGATCCAGGACGCCATTCGGAAATACGAACGGCAGCGGTTCTGGTTCAACGCGGTGTTGCTTCGATCGGAGCCGCTGGAAAACTCCTCGGGAATCCCGATCACTGACTCGTCAGGCGCGTTCATCGATTCGCAGCCGGCGTTCTCGACCATTCAGGGGCTTGAGTTTTACGACAAGTACCTTGCGCCGGCGATGGGCACGCTCGCCCACATCGACAAGCTGGTGCTGGTGCAGGGCTCGACGAACCGCTACTCGCTTGAGTCGCGCACCCCGCAATGGATGGACGATCACAGCGTTTCGACTTCCTGGCGCGGCATGCCAACTGACTGGTGCTACGTGGCGGAGACGATCCGGCTCTATCCCATCCCCGATGCCATCTATCCGATCTATCTGCTCGGCACGGGCCGCTTCGTCGCGCTGGTCACCACCGATGACACAAACCCTTGGATGGTGGAGGCGGAGGAGCTGATCCGCACGGCGGCGGAGGGCATCCTGTATCGCCGTATCGTCCGCGACATGCCAATGGCGCAGATGTCCATGGCGGACGAACAGGCAGCCTTGCAGGCGCTTCGTCGTGAGACCGCAACGCGCGGTGCGCCGGCCCGCATCCGGCCTTCGTCGTATTTCTGATGCCGATTCTTCCGGTCACGCCCTGGTCCCCTGACTCGGCGCCGTTGTCGGGCGGCACGACGATCGCGCTGAACGTCATGCCGCGCACGAAGACCAGCTATGGTCCGTATGCCAGCATGCAGCCGATCAGCAACGCGCTGGACGGGAAGTGCATCGGGGCAATCTCAGCTACGGATCAGGCGGTCACGCCGCACCTGTTCGCCGGAACACCGGACAAGCTGTATCGGCTGGACTCCGCGACGTGGATCGACGTGAGTGCTTATGGATATGCAGTGCCGCCCGGGGAGTGGTGGCGCTTCCTGCAATTCAAGAACATGGTCCTGGCGACCAACATCGGGAACAATATCCAGGCGCTCAACATGGCGTCCGGCACGTTTGCCGACCTGTCGCCGGATGCGCCGCGCGCGCGCTTCATCGCGTCCGTCAAGGGCGCGTTCTGCATGGTCGGCAACACTTGGGACCCGGTGGGCGGCTTCGCGCCGTGGCGGGTGTGGTGGCCGGCCGTCAATGATCCGACCAACTGGCCGGCGCCCGGTAGTTCGACGGCGCAGGCGCAGCAGTCGGACTACAACGATTTCGCCGGTCCGGATGCGCAGCTCACCGGGCTGGTCGCCGGCCTCGGCAACGCGGACGTGGGGATTTTCTTCACACACGGCATCTGGTCGGGCTTGTATGCCGGGCCGCCGGACGTGTTCGACTTCCACCAGGTCGAAGGCTCGATGGGAACGCGGGCGAGCGGCGCTATCGTGCAGGTCGGGCCGATCGTCTATTATCTCGGCGAGGACGGGTTCTACGCTTTTGACGGCGCCACAAGCACACAGATTGGCTTCAGCGCGGTCGATCGGTGGTTTTGGGATAATGCCGATCCAACCTTCGCGTTCTATACGCTCGGTTCGTATGACGCGGTGAATCGCGCGATCCGATGGGTGTTCCCGTCCAAATCCTCCGGCTCGACGGTCGGCAATCTGATTTTCGATATGGAGATCATCTTCATCCCGACGCTCAACCGCTGGTCGCACGCCGCGAACACGGTCGAGTGGATCACGCAGATGGTCGGGCTGACCGGCGACTTCGCCAACCGGCCGGTGTTCGCGGCGGTGGACATTGCGCACAAGCTGAACCTGTTCACCGGACCGCCGCTGGCAGCCCAAGTCTCTTCGCAAGAATTGCAGCCGTTTCCGACCACGCGGGCTTTCGTCAACAATGTGCGACCATTGGTGGACGGGACGAGTCCGACTGTCGCGATTGCCACGCGCAACAGGTTGGAAGATGCCCAGGTTTGGGGGGCTGACATTTCCATGACCTATGCCGGGAACTGCCCGCAGCGCGCCGAGGGGCGCTTTCTTGAGGCGCTGGTGAAGATGCCTGCCGGGGTGACCTGGACGCACATGCAGGGCGTGGACGCGACTGCGGTTCCATCGGGAATGCGCTAGATGGCTGGGTTCAGCGATTTCACGTCGCATGGCGTGCTGGCGCATATCGTCGGCAAAACCGCTTTCGCCATGCCAACGGCCTATCTGGCGCTGTTCACCGGGGCCGGGACCGATGGTGGCACCGGGTTTACCGAGGTAACCGGCGGCTCCTATGCCCGCGTCGCGACCTCGGGAGCGGACTGGAACTCGCCGTTCGGATCGGGACCATCGGCGATTACGAATGCCGGCGTGCTGGCGAATCCTCTAGCGTCGGCGGATTGGGGAGCAATCGTCGCCTGGGGGCTCTACGACGCGCCGACCGGCGGCAATCTTCTGGCATGGGATTATCTCGGGAACTTCAACTGGGTTCCGTTCACGGTCTCGCTTGCATCCCCTGCGGTTCTGACGGTCCCGTCGCACGGGTTCACCGCGGGAGACACGATTGCGACCGTGACCGAGTTTGGGGGCGCCTATCCGGCCTTCTCGCAATCCAACTTCAGCGGGTTGCTGACGGTGGTCGGACCGACCACGGACACCTTCACCGTGACGAATGCGGGCGTGGCCGTGAACACGTCTTCGACCGGGAGCGCGCTGCTGCGCAAAGTGGTGCCGCAGACGGTCTCGTCGGGCCAGCAGTTCCAGTTTCCAGGGTCGAATATCATCCTGACCCTGACGTAACATGGCGACCCTTAGCGGCAGCGCGACGGGTGGTGCGCACAGTGCCGGCAACGCCGGTGCGGTGGTCAGCTCGGCACTCGGCGTGGCCCGCGCAGTGGGGCACTCGGCCGGGCGCAGTTCGGGCTTCGTGCTCACGGCGACGCGAGTCAACGCGATTTCCCGGCCACGTGTGCCGGAGACCAGCAAGAATGAGGCGCAGCATCGACTTCAACTCGCTCACGCGATCAACCGGGCGATCCGCGGGAATCTGGATTGCAACATCCAGGTGACTTTGCAGCCGTTCGCCGGCCAGACGATCATCGAGGATGCGCGGGTATCGGTTTGGACCGCGCCGCATATGGCACCGATCACCGGGAGCGCCGCGGCGGAAATCGCGAGTGGGCAGTGCTTTGCGGTGCCGAGCAATGGTCAGGTGACGATCTTCCATTCCAACAGCGGGATTGGCGATCGCGTGTTCAACGTGTCGCTGGTGGGGTAACGCGATGTTTTCAATGATGCCACCGGGCATGATGGGCCAGGGAATGCTACCGCAGCCCGGCATGATGTCACAGGGCATGCCACAGGCAGCGCCGAACGTGTTGGCCGGCGGTGTGGCACCCAATATGCAACCTCCTTTCAGTCAGCTTTTGCAGAATGGGGCGCGAGGCCCTGTTGCGGGGATGCCGTTCTCACCCATGATGCCGGGCGCGCAGCCGCCGCAGGGCCTTGCACAGCAGTTGGGCGGGATGGGCGGCGCGGGTGGTGGCTTGGCTGGTTTGCTCAAGCTGCTGGGCGGCGGTCAATCCGGCATCACGCCGCAGCAGATGCAGCAGTATCTCGGGATGACGGCGCCGGTTTCCGGCAACACGCAGATGGGCATGCTGACCGGCGGTGTCTGAACCGCGACTGGTCGGGGTTTCCGCCGCGGACCTCGATGCGTGGCTTCCGAGGATAGCGGGACATCTTGCCAGGATCGCGGCCAGCACGCACGGCGCCTATTGGGCCGCTGATCTGGTGGCTGAGATTCGCAGCCGAGACTTGCAGCTTTGGACCGTGCAGAACAGAGACGATCTGCTCGCGGTGTTCCTGACACGGATCGTCCAATACCCGCGTCTCTCGGCGCTTCAGATGGTCGGATGCGTCGGCCGTGACTGGCGCGGGTGGGCACATCTGCTGGCCGATGTGGAACGGTTTGCGATCGGCAAGGGATGCCGGCGCGCCGAGCCGATCGCGCCGCGCAAGTGGCGGCACCTATTCCGCGATTATCGCGAGACGCACGTCGTATTCGAGAAGGACTTGTAGCATGGGGGGGCTTTTTGGCGGCGGCGGGTCGAGCGGCAATACCACGACCGTTCAGAAGGCCGATCCGTGGTCCGGCCAGCAACCCTATCTGACCGATCTGTTTGCGCAGGCGCAGAACCTTCAGAACAATTACAGCCCGCAGTACTATCCGAACAATCAGGTTGCGGGACTGAACCCCGATCAGGTTTATGCGACCAATACCCTGTTCAACACCGCGGCCAACGGAACCGATCCGTTCAACGCGGCCAGCCAAAACATCACGGCGGCAGCGAACGGCGCCTATACGAACCCGACACTGAACGATTTCAACTCGTCGCAGGGCACAATCCAAAACTATCTTAGCGGCAACATGCTCAGTTCGGGCAACCCGTATTTCCAGTCGATGGCAAATGAGGTCATCGGCCAGGTGATGCCGCAGATTACCGGCAGCTTCACCAATGGCGGCCGGATGGATAGCGGCCTCGCAACGCGAGCGGCAAGCCAGGGCGCGACCGATGCGCTCGGGTCGATCGCCAATCAGGACTACATGCAGGGCCAGCAGAACCAGCTTGCGGCGGCTGGACTGGCGGGCAGCAACACGGCCAACGCGCAGAACAACGAGATCAAGGCCGACCTGATCGCGCCGAGCTACGACGCGCAGACCATGCAGAACTTGCAGACCGCGCTCGGCGCCGGCGGCGTGTATCAGGGGCAGGATCAGAACGTCATCAACGCCGCGATCAACGCCTATAACTATAATCAGATGTTGCCGTACAATCAGCTCGGGCTCTACGACAACTTCATCAACGGAAGCTATGGCGGCACCAGCACGTTGACACAGCCCTACTACCAGAATCAGGGGGCTAATGCGCTGGCAGGGGCGGCTGGTGGCGCTTCGCTTGGTAGTCTCCTTCTCGGGCCGAGCGGCCTGGGGCTGATGGGGAGTGGTGCGGCGGGCGGCGTCGGCGCCGGACTCGGCGCACTTTTGGCCTTCCTGTAGGGCATCATGGGGTTCTTCGACGATCCGAACATGATGGCGCTCCTCGGCGCGGCGCAGGGCTTCGGCCAGGCGGCGATGCCTACGCGTGTGCCGACGCCGTTGGGTGCGGCGCTCGGCATGGGCGCGGGCGGCGCGGCGCAGGGCGCGATGCAATCGCAGGACTACCGGATCAAGGCCGCGCAGGCGCAGGCCGCGCAGATGCAGAACCAATTCCTGCAAGCCATGATGCCGTACAAGCTGCAAGGGGCGCGGGCCGGTGCAGCACTGCTTGGCGGCGGTCAGGGCGCCCCGTTTGGCGCTCCGATGGTTCAGCCGGGCTCGGCAACGGGGCCGGTGGCGAATGCGTCCTACGGGCCGCCGCAGCCGGCGACGGGTGGCGGCGCCAGCGGGTTCCTGTTCGGGCCGCAGCAGATGCTTGGCATGTCGTTGCTACAAGGCTCGTTGGGCAATGATCGTCTGGGTTCGACCTATGCGGGAATGTATGGGCATACCCTAGAGCCGGGCTACATGTGGGATAGCTCCGGCACACATGCCGTGCCTGTCCCGGGCGGGAACGTTGATCCGGCGGTGATCGCGCGCAATCAAGCGGCGAAGACGGCGGCCGAGCTCGCGACCACCAATCAGCTCAAGCCGATCACGGTCGGGCCGCGCACCAATCCGGTGACGTATCCGAGCGCAGATGCGGCATTCGGGTCCGGCGGCGCGGCCGGAACGCCGGCAGCCGGCGCGATGGACCGCAGCACGATCGAGCCGCTGCTGCCCTATGCGAACCGTGTCGCGCAGTACGAGAACCAGACGGGCGACCCCGGCGCGAAGAACCCGGCATCAAACGCCACCGGCGACGGCCAGTTCCTCGATAGCACATGGTCCGGCTTGTTCCCGCGTGTGTTCCCGAACCTGGCGCAGGGCAAGAGCCCGCAGGAGATTCTCGCTTATCGCAACAGCCCGGACATGTCGCGCGTCATGACGGCGGCCTATGCCGCGGACAATGCGCCGAAGCTAATGGCGGCTGGGTTTCAGCCCACGGATGCGAACCTGTATCTCGCGCACCGCCTCGGCCCGGATGGCGCAATCAAGGTGCTCAACACGACCGGGCCGGGCGGGAATCCGAACACGCCGATTGCGGCTGTGTTGGGGACCAGCGTGGTGCAGACCAATCCGGACTTGCGCACCAGCACGGGCGCGTTTGTGCAGATGGCACGGCAACGGTTCGGAGCGGGCACCAGCTTTTCGGGGACAGCGCCAGCGTCGGCACCGGCGCCAGGGGCGTCCGCACCGGCCCCTGCCGCCGTTGCGACGCCCGGACTGGCGGTGCAGCGCGCGGCTGGCGGGGGCATCTCCGTGCAATCCACGCAGGTTCCGCAGGATGCGCAATACACCGCCGATCGGAAATCAGTGGACGAGGAGAGTGAGAACCTCGGGAAGATTCAAACGAATCAACTGCTGCTTTTGAAGCGACGCGCGCTCGCGGCCTCGCTGCCGACTGGCAGCAATGGCGCGCTGCGCACGGAAATCGCCACATGGGCCGCCACGTATCTGCCCAAGGAAGCCGCCGATGCAATGGCGAAGCTTGCAGGGCTTGGTGACAACCTCAATCCGGCGCAGGCGCAGGAGTTTGCCAAATACCAGCTTGCCGCATCGGGACTTCAAGAAAAGGAGGCGGTGGGCGCCCGCGGCAGCTTGGGCTTGACGGGGCTCTTCATGAAGATGAATCCCGGGCTCGAAACTCTGCCCGACGCCAATAGGCGCATCCTGAACCTTCAGCTCGTGCAAGGGCAGGCCGAGGCTGATTACATCCAGGGCTTGCAGCACTTCGTCAATCAGAACGGCCAAGCCTGGATGAACCGCACCGCGAACTACGTGCCGTCGCAGAAGTTCGATGAGCAGTGGCAATCGCAGCGCAACCCGCAAGTCTATCTGGCGGCGATCAATGCCATGAACGGGGACAAGGATTGGGCCAAGGGGTTGCAGTCTAACGAGGAGTTCGCCCGCGCGGCGCAGACCGTGTGGCGGATCGATCCCACGGCGCCGATCGTGAACCCGGCGGACGGGCGCCTGATGACCATGCCGCAGGCGGCGCAGGCTGCGCCGCCGCAACAGCAAGCCGCCGCCGTTCCGACCGCGCCCTAGCCCATGCCGTTCGATCTTTCCGCCCTTGGCGCCGTCCCGGCGCCCCCTGTTCCCGTGGGCAATCTCGGGCTTGCCCAGAACCCGGACGGCACGATGGGCACACCACAGGGCAGTTTGGGCCAAGCGCCAGCCCAGCAGCTCGCGCCGGTGATCGACGTGGGCGGCTCATCTGGTGCCAAGCCGGGCGATCCAGGATCGCAGTTTGCATGGCGCCCCGCCGGCGCGCCGGGCGGCAAGGAAGGTGGGGTGTCCGGCGGCTCGGGGTTCGATCTCTCGACGCTCGGCGCCGTGCCGGCCCCTTCGCCGGAACCGGCCCCCGCGCCCACAGAGACGGCCCCAGGCGGCCCGCAGCCGTCCGCCCTGGCAAGCGCGCTGGGCAACGTGGGGGGCGCCCTCGGGGCCTTTACGCACGGCCTCTCGATGGGGCTGGATGATCCGCTGAACCGGCTTGCTGACGCGACCGTGGGCCGGGGTATGGATGCGCTGCTAGGGACGCATGGGCCGTCTATCGCCGATTGGGAACAGCAGCAGCGCCAGCAGTTCGCGCAGGCGCATCCAGTCATCTCCGGCGTGGCCGAGGCGGCTGGATCGCTGCCGACCTTCATGCTGGCCGATGGCGCCACGGCGTTGCCGTCGCTCGGAACCAACGTGCTCGCCCGTGGCGGCAACCTGGCGCTGAATGCCGCCAGGGCCGCGGGCCTGTCCGGTGCGGCCGGATTTGGCCTGACCGATGGCGATGCCCAGCAGCGGCTACAGGGTGCCAAGAGCGCGGCCGAGGTCGGCGGCGTGCTGGGGGCTGCGGTTCCGGTTGCGGCAAGCGCGATCGGCGGTGTGGTGCGCCCGGTGGCCCGTGCCGTGGCGCCGTTCACCGATGCCGGGCGGCAAATGGCGGTCGGCCGCATCCTGAGCGAATCGGCCGGTGGCGCGCCGGCAATCCAACCGCCCCCGATCGAGGGGTTTGAGCCGAACCTGGCGCAGGCGACGGGCAATCCAAACCTGGCGGCCTTGGTGCGCCAGCGCAGCAGCCTCGATCAGAGCGGGGCGATGGCCGAGCGCACCGCGCAGAATGCGGCCATCAAAGGCGCCTTCACGGGAGCGGCCGGTGCGCCCGCACTTTCGACCGGCGCCGATGCCGCAACCGCCTCATCCGGCTTCACGAAGGCGACTCGCGAGGCGGACAAGCTGGCGCGAGCGGAAGAAAGCCGTCTGTGGAACGTGCCGGAGATGAAGGAGAAGATCGCCGGAATCGTGCCGGCGGTGCAGACCAGCATCGCGCAAGAGCTGCAAAGCATGGACCCTGGCCTGCGCGTGAGTTTCACGCCGCAGATCAGGGCCTATGTGTCGCACCTGACGAAATTTCCGTCCAAGGCGTCGATCGGGGATATCAACGCGGTCCGAAAAGGTCTCAATGATATCGGCCGGGATCACAACAATCCCTCGGCTGCCCTTGTGGCGAACCGCCTGTCGGGCGCCATCCTGCGCGGCCTCGATCAGACCACGATGTCTCCCGAGGCCAGCGCCGCCTATCAGGCCGCGCGCAATTTCACCCGTCAGCGCGCTACTTTGTTCGGGACGCAGGACGCGCGGGCGCTGCTGCACAAGAACGCGGCTGGCGTCTATACCAAGGATGCCTCCGAGGGCGCCAAGGGCTTCCTTGGCCCGGAAGGCGCCGGCAACGTCCGCGATATCGGTCAGTTCCTCGACGGCATTAAGGCCAAGTGGACCGCACTAAATCACGAGGCCGAGATTCACGGCGATACCGGAGCACGCAAGGTCACGGCGGCCGATATCGGCAACGCGCGTGATGCCCTGATTCAGCACACGCGAGATTACATCATCTCGAATGCGCTGGGTGCGGCTAAGAGCACGACGCTGGACGCGGCCGATGAGTCCAACGTGCTGCATAACCGGCTGAATAGTTGGATCGAGAAGAACAAGGGGTGGATCAGCAAGTCCGGCCTGTTCGATCAGGCGCAGATCGGCATGTTGGAACGCATCCAGAAGGCGGCGCAGATGGCGGCGCGAACCGAGAATCTACGCGGATCGACCAACAGCACGACATACGAGAAGCTGGCCGGGCACCGCTTCGTGGACGCCTTCCTGGGCGGGGTGTTCGGCCGCGTGGCCGGTGCCGGGCTTGGTGGCGTGTTGGGCTACATGACCGAAGGGCCGCTTGGCGCAGGCGTTGGCCTGATGACCGGAGAAAAGGCGGCGAGCGCGCTTCGCGGCCTCTACGAGGCGCCCAAGGAGAAAATCCTAAAGCTCCTCGATACCGCGTTGCGTGATCCGCAAGTTGCTCGGGACTTGATGATGCGGGCCAGTCGGGGGAACGCGAAGATGTTCCGGCAGACGACCCGGCGAGCGATTCAGGATGCCGGGCTCGCGGCCACGATTCCCCGTGAAAATCCAGATCAGGGTGAGTATCGCGCCCATTAGGATTGCGGGGCCACCTAACCCGACTTCCAGCCAACTCGTGGAGTCGGGATAGAACGGAACCCAGGCAAGCATCGCTGCAATCCACAAGGCCGATAGGACCAGTCCGGCCCTAATGAGAATGGCGCCGAGCGGGGCGATCATTGCGAGCACGACCAGGCCAGCGATGATGAGCAGCCACATGGGGCAGAGACGATAGGTCGTCTCGTCCCCGGTTTCAAGGCAATTGCATGAAAATCTCCGCCCTACCAGCGGCGCCCTCGGCCGGGGCCGGAGACATGGTGCCCGGAACTCAAGGCTTTACCGGCGAGGGAACCGGCACCACCAGGGCGCTCACCGTCTCCCAAATCCGGGCCGGCGGCCAGCGTGACGCGCGCGAGTTCGGCGCGATCGGCGATGGGACGCATGACGACACGGCGGCACTCCGGGCCGCGTTCAACTGCGGCGTGCCACTCCGCATCCCGGCCGGCTCCTACCGGGTCACGTCACCGATCGCCACGGCGGTCAATCAGATCATCCTCGCCGAAGCGGTGAATGCCTACGAAGACCCGGGCACCGTCCCGGCCTCCGTTCCGGTCACGCAGATTGTCGCGGATAACACCAACTCCGGCTTTGCGGCGGGGAGCGCCGTTCTGACCCTGGCCGATCGGGCGACCATCTCCGGCTTCGGCATTCAGTCGGCGGCCGGGGTTGACGCGCTCGCCGCGCCGGGTCGGTTCGTCACGCTGCACCAGATTTACACTCGCTATGGCCGCTATGGCGCGAACCTAAGCGGGATCGGCCCGCGGATCACCGCATCCCGGTTCTGCGAGGCGTCAAGCCACGGTTTGGTTAGCTTCTCCTCTTGCACCGATGGCGCGTTCCTCAATTCCAACTTCTCGGGCAATGCTGGGGTCGGCGCACAGTTCCTCGATGCCATCAAGCACGTGATCATCGGCTGCACGTTCGAGTGGAACACGCTGCATGGCGTCGAGTTCTTTCAGTCCCGGACGTGCACCCTGACCGGGTGCTCGATGGACCGGAACTCGCAAGCCGGGGTGCACGTCAGTTCTTCGTCGCATATCTCTGTGCTTGGCAACACGTTCAGCCGGAACGGAGTCGCCGGCGCATTCCCGGGGCACGTCTGGATCGAAGCCACTTGCTCAAACTTCCTGTTCGCTGGGAACAATTACATCGCCGTGGCCGAGAATGACGATGGCAGCGGAGCAGTTGTGCCCAGCTTCACCTATGGCCTTGCGGCCCCGGTTCTCAGCAACGGATGCTTTGCCGAGTTCCCGGCCGCCGGCAATTCCGGTGTGTTCGCCGACCTCACCACGCAATCCGAACTGACTCCGATGTTCGTCATGTCGCCCGCGTCCATTCCGGGAAGGTATGCCGACGATGCGGCGGCGGCGGCGAATGGTGTGCCGGTGGGCAGCCCATATCAGGATACGGCCGGCATCTTCCGCGCCCGCGTGAGCTAGGGCTCGTCATGAAAATCTCGGCCCTGCCTCGCGCTTCCTCCGCGGGAGGCGGAGACCTGTTTCCTGCAACGCAGGCGTTGGACGGGAAAACGCGCGCGCTCACGCTGGATCAGATGCGCGGCGGAGGCTGGATCGCCGCGATGGACCTCGGCGTTGTGGCGAACACCGGCACCGATCAGAGGGCCGCGCTACAAGCCGCCATCAATGCAGCGCAAGCGGCGGGGACGGGGCTCATCCTTCCGGCCGGCGTGCTCGATATCGCGGGTTCTGGCCTCACCATCTCCAAGCCGATCGCAATTCGTGGCGCCTACAACAACGGCACGCGGCTCAATCTGCTTTCCGGCACGGCGGCCCCGGCGATCACCGTCGCGGTGGACAGCTACACATCGCCGCAGCCCGGCATTGCGGCGGAAGTGTCGTTGGGGGACCTCATGATCACCGCGCCGGATCGCACCGATGCACCGGGCCAGGGAGTGGCGCACGGCATCGCGTTCCTGAGCACCGTTGCGACACGGCTTGTCATGGAGCGCGTCACCATTACCGGGGTTCCGGGCGATGGGCTGCACGCCGCCAACGCGAAGGGCTGGGTCGAGGGCCGCGGCAATTACATCCTTTACCCGAACGGCTACGGCATCTACGCCAACAGCGTCTCGGATTGGCGATGGTTCGGCGGCGAGGTCGCAGGCGCCGGGATCGACAATATCGTCATCTCCGGTGGTGCCGGAATGCAGCTCATCGGGACGAATTTCTACGTTCCGGCGCAGAACAACGTGCAGCTATTCGGTCCGAATGTCGATGCGGTGTTCGTGCAGTGCTATTTCGACCTCGCGGGCCGCAACGGTGTCTGGAACCAGATGTCCGGCGCGTCGCGCGCCGCCTTCATCGGCTGTCACTTCCGCTGGTCCTCGCAGTCGGTCAACCAGACCTATTGCGACATCTTCAACGAGGCGAGCTCGGCCGGCACCATCTCGCTGATCGGGTGTGACTTCAAAGGGCCGCCGAATCCGTTCGCGCCGAACTTCACACCCAACTGGCACATCTTCTGGAACACGGGCGCCGCAACGCCGGTCATGCTCGACCCGGCCACGACGTTTGAGACGGGCGCGATCGGCGGCGCACACGTCATCAGCGATGTGACCAAGCTGACCGGGCTGTATGTGGTGGGCAATCCTGGCACCGGCGGCCTGGCGCTGTCCGGCCAGATGCAGATCAGATCGGCCAGTCAGTTCGATGGCTTCATCCTTGAGAATGGCACCGATGCGGTTGCCAAGTTCTACGGCACCAGCCCGAGCAACGACAAGGGCACGCTGAACCTGCTGACCACTGGCACGCCGCATGTGCAGTTGTCGGCCGACACGGCGCAAGAGAATTTCCTGGACTTCGGACTTCGGGTTGGGCCGGCGGTTTCGCTGGGGACCAATTCGACCGCCAACTTTCTGTTGATCCCCTTCATGGCGGGCACACCGACCGGCGTTCCTGCAAACGCGGGCAATGGCATCGCGGTCGTCTATGACACGACGGCGCATAAGCTGTGGGCCTATGACAACATCGCTGCGGCATGGAAATCGGTCGCGCTAAGTTAGCCTTTCCGGCGCGCCCCCTCACCAGGATTCCCCAATGCCAACCTTCCCGCAATTCGGCACGTCGCTGCCCAGCGGCGGATCGGTGCTGCCCGATGACATCGTGGTGGTGATCCGCAACGGCGTCGCGATGGCGGTCTCCGTCACCGCATCGGCGGACTCGCTCGAAATCGACACTGGGCCGACCGGCTCGGAATTCCTGCTGTCTGACGGCACGCAATTCCTGCTGCCAGACGGCACCCCGTTCCTCCTTAGCTGAAGGCGAGCGCGCATGAGCGGCACCAAGTTCCAGGACTTCACGCCGGCCGGCACGCCAGCCGCCAATTCGCAGATTCCGGTGTTCACGTCGCCAGATGGCGGGACAACGTTCAACGCGGTGCCGTCGCGCGTGCCATCGAGCGCGTTCGTTGGCCCGACTGGTGCGACGGGGCCGACTGGTGCCGCCGGCCCGACCGGTCCAGCCGGCCCGACCGGTCCAGCCGGCCCCGCACCTACCATCGCGAACGGGCATCTCGTCGGCAACGCCACTGGCGCCACGGCCGCGGCCGGCGATACAACGCTCACGGGGCTGATTGATGCCGCCGTGGGCAACACGCGCGGCGCCATCCTGGAACGCGGCGCGTCCGGATGGGCGATCATCGCACCAGGTACGTCCGGCAACGTGCTGACCTCCGGGGGCGCGGGCGCCGACCCGACGTGGGCGGCGGCTGGCGCCGGCCTGTCTCCGATCGCCGACAAGAACCTGCTGGCGAACACGTCCGGCGCGAGCGCGGTTCCGGTTGCCACCACGGTCTCGGCGCTGCTCGATGAGGCGCTGGGCAACACCCGTGGCGCCCTTTTGGAGCGTGGTGCGAGCGGATGGGCCGTGCTGGCGCCGGGCACATCCGGGAACGTGCTTACCTCGGGCGGCGCCGGTGCGGACCCGACTTGGGCTGCACCTTCCGGCAGTGGCACGCCCGCGGTCACCATCAACGCGCAGTCCGGCACGTCCTATGCGATCGTGACCGGCGACCTAGCCAAGCTGATCACCTTCTCCAATTCCGGCGCGGTCGCGGTGTCGCTGCCGCAGGCCGGAACCACCGGGTTCGGCGCGACATGGTATATCGATGTGGAGAATGTCAGCACCGGAACGGTCACGATCACGCCGGCCACCAGCACGATCGACGGCGCGGCCACGCTGGTCCTGTCGCCGAACTCCGGCGCTCGCCTCGTGTCGGACGGGACCAACTATGCGACGCAGCGCGGCGGGGCGGGCCGGAGCCCGGTGAGCACCGCGACGATCCTGTTGGCGAACGACAGCACGGGGAACGTCATCCCCGGCGGTCCGACCTTCTCCGGCGCGCTCGGCTATTCGTCGGGCGGTGCCGGCCTCGGCGTGCTGGCGAACACCGCGGCGTCGCGCCCCTCGGCCGACTATGCCACTACCGCGGCGCTCGCCGCGAATACCTACGCGAACGGCACGGCGGGGGTCGGCGCGACCCTGACCGCGACCGCGAATGCTGCGCTGGCCGTGGACGGCGGCGGCCCGGCGGCCGGGCAGCGCGTGCTGGTGAAGAACGAGGCGACCGGGGCCAACAACGGGCTGTATCTCGTCACGCAGGCCGGCGACGGGACGCACCCCTACATCCTGACCCGCGACCCCTCGATGGATCAGGCCGGGGAGTTCGGCGGGGCGCTGATCGGGGTGCGGGCCGGCTCGACGCTGGCGAACACGTTCTGGCAGTGCACCAACGCGCCGGGCAGCGTGACGGTCGGCACGACCGCCATCACGGTGGGGCAGATCGCGGCGAGCGGCGGCCTGGCGCCCGTCGCCAATAACACGCTTCTGGCGAATGTTTCGGGCAGCTCCGCGGCGCCGACTGCCACCAGTGTCTCGGCGGCACTCGATGCCATGCTGGGCTCGGCACAGGGCGATATCCTGTATCGCAGTGCAAGTGGATGGGCCGTGCTGGCGCCGGGCACGGCGGGGTATGCGCTGCACACCGGAGGGCCGTCCGCAAACCCGTCATGGGGTGCGGAGGCGGCTGGATCGGCGCTTCCGCTTCCGAACTACATCACCGGCAAATGGTATGGCCCTTCCTTCATCGCGGGGAGCAATGTTGCTGCACCTGTCGCCGGCCGCATCACGTGGGTTCCGTTCCTCTACACCGGGTCGCTCCCCACGGTAAATGTTGGCTTCCATATTTCCGTCGCCAACGGATCGACGGCCTGGAATGCCGTGGTCGGCGTCTATTCTGACAATGGCAGCATGTCGCCTGGCACCACTGGTACATCACTGCTCGGTCAGGTGGTGTTTTCCAGCATCGCATCGTCGGCGACCGGCGATCAGACCGCGGCGCTCGCGCTCACTCTCACACCCAACAAGTGGTACTGGCTGGCATTCCAGGCCGATACAGTGGGCTCTACATCTCTTCTCGCCATCAGCCCGACCAACAGCATTTACGGCTCAACCCTCATGGGTGCCTCGACGCTGAATAACACGACAACGGGATTCAAGCTGGGATGGCTTCTGACCGGAACCTATACCGGAACCCTGCCGGCCAATGCCAGCGGCGCGACGGAAAACAGCGGGTTCCTGCCCTGGATCGGCGTGCAATTCTGACATGGCGCACGCCCTCACCTTCGCCGGACGCCTGCTGACGGCGGGAGGGGCGCTGCTGACCGATGGAGCGTCGAGCAGTGGCGGCAGCAGCGCGTCATCCATCGCATCGGTCAACGAGCCGGCGAATCTGGCGGTGGCGCAGCGCGCGGCCGGCGGAACCACGCGCGCGCTGACCTTCACCGCCAGCTACACCGGCGCCGATCCGACGATGTTCCAGTGGCGCGTCGAGGACTTCACTTCGGCCGCAACGGTGGTGGACTGGTCCGACTTCGCCTCGTTCACCGCGAGCGGGGGTAGTGCGACCGGCACCGCGCTCGCTATCCCGCAAGGCGACAATTACCGGCTGCGCGTGCGGGACAAACTCACCCCGGGCGTCGCATGGTCTGGCGCCCATATGTGGGGCGTCGGGGTCTGCATCGTCATGTCCGGGCAATCGAACATGGTCGCCACCATGTCGAGTCAGGGACTGGTCGGCGGCGGTGTGGGCACGGAACAGTACACCGCGGCGCACACCACCAAGCACGGCCGCATCTATGCCGACCTGGGCTGGGCCTACAATGGCTTCGGCAGCTACCCCGGCGGCAGCGCGGTCGGCGGCGATCTGCTGGTGGCCGACCCCGGATACGCCTTCATCCGGGAGTTGGTGGCTGGCCTCGGCGGCAACGTGCCTGTCGCGATCCTGCCGCTGGCGATCAGTGGCGTGGGGATCGGAACATGGTCCCCCGGTGGCACCAATTACACGAAGTACACCGCAGCAACCGGCGGGGGCACCAGCGGCACGGACGTTTCCGGCTTGCTCAGCACGATCTATCCCGGCGACGTAGAAGCGGTCTGCTGGCACCAGGGCGAGAATGATAGCGGCGCGGGAACGCCCGCCACCACTCTCTCGACCTATCTGACCGAACTTGACACTTGGTATAACGGGTGGCTTGCGCTGGTGTCTCCGTTTGGCCGCACGCACGCCACACTGCACATCTGCATGCCGATCATCGGCAACGTCGATCCGACCGTCGCGCCGAATATCGAGATGGTACGACAGGCGCAGATCGAATGGACCGCGGCGAAGCAGGCGCTTGGATGGGCGGTCACCACCGGCGAGATGACGACCGATCTGGTGCGCGCCACTGGCGACACGCTGCACATGGACAATTCCGGCAGCACCAGCACGCCGACTTCGGCGGTGCGCGCGCTGCGCCGCGTCACGCAGGATTTGCTCCACTGGCTTGTTCCGGCCACCTATCCGCACGGCTCCGCCGGACCGAAGATCAATGCGGTCGGTGTGTCTCGCGCGGGCGCGGTCATCACGCTGCCGATCGTCCAGGACGGCGGCACCGCGCTGCAAACCGCCGCCGGCGGCAATCCGACCGGGTTCTATGTGTCCACGGACAATTTCGCAACGGGATGCGGGCCTGGCACGGGTGCCTACCTTACGCCGGCATCGGTCACGCTCAGTGGGACCAACGTGCTGATCGACCTCGGCACATGGCCCGGTGGCACCGTCTATGTGAAGTATCTCGGCGGCACCCCGAATACGACCGGCCAGAATTATGACGGGACGCACAATGCTTCGACGTTCCCGGATATCACCAACTGCATCTATGACAACGGCGCGCTCCCGCCGTATCCGCTGCTGTACACCACAAGCGATCCGCTCGGGTTGCCCTTGCAGCCGACCGACGGCTCCATCGCGGTGACCTGAGCATGGCACACGCGCTCACATTCAATGGCCGGCTGATGCTGTCATCAGCCTCCGGTGCGCTGCTGACCGATGCCACCAGCACTGATCCTCTGCCGCCGGGGCCGCTCAATGTTCCGCTGACCCTGACCAACTTCTCGACGTTCAGCGCGACCAGCCCGATGATCGAGATGGCACAGCCCTTCGCCAAGGGCGACGTGCCGGCCGGAACTCGTGCCGTCGTCTATACGCCTGGCGGAGTGCCGGTATCGGCGTGTCAGACGGACGGCGAGGTCTATTATTCGGATGGCAGCCTGCGGCTGGCGGTTCTGTCATTCACCGCCGATGGTACATTCGCGGCGGCGAGCGGCAGCACCTATGACCAGCACGTTTTCAGCATTCGCACCGCATCAGGTGCACCGAGTCATTCCGGTGGCGCGACCCCGGCGCAACTCGCGGCGCACAGCAACATCTATCTGAAAATCTACGGCGGCGATTTCGAGGCGCAGCTTACCAGCACGAATCCGGCGGTCGATTGGTTTGAGGTCAACGTCAACCACGTGCTGGCGACGTTCAGCGATTACATGGCAGGCTCGATCGGCACGAACCCTGCCGGCATGTGGACCACGCTGCGCGCCTCGCCGAAGGTTACGAAGTGGGATGTCATCGCCTATGCGACCCGGCACAGCGATGGGGCCGTGCACCAGTATATCAAGCCTCGCCTGCACGTTACCGCACTCTCCGCGACGGGGCCTGGCACGGGACCGTATCTGGTCGAATTTGTTGGCCTAGAGCCGAACACGGCCGGCCCGTTCGCCGGCGGCACCATTCCCGGATCGCTGCCCGGCTATCTTACCACCGGCCAGCAGGACCGCCACGCCGGCATCTATGAGTGCCGCGACCGCGCCAACGGGGATGCGCTGATCGGCGCAGCCGGCGGTCCGAACGATCCGCGCTGGGTGGGGAATACCACGATCCCCAATGCCAATTTCGATGTGACGCACGGGCGCATTATCATTCCGACCGCACTTGGCGCGCCCAATGATGCGTTCTGGACAGGCTCGCCGCCCAACCCGACGCCCACGGCGATCACCGGTGGAATCGGGGTGATGTTCACGTCCACCGGAACGCTTCCTGCCGGACTTTCGCCGGCGCCGCAGGTGTATTTCCCGGTGGTGCCGCACTTCGGCGCCAGCGATCCACCGGACCATACCGTGTATCTCGCGGCAGAACGGTATCTCAACTCGGGCGGGATTTTCTTGGGGCCAGCGATCGACCAAAGCGCGATGACGCATTGGCTTACGGGAACGAATTACGCGGCCGGGCGCACGTATGTCGAGTCCAACGGCGTGCTTTACATGACCCGAGCCGGGGGCGTGAGCGGCAGCACCGCCCCGACCGGAACGGGGACGAATATCAGCGACGGCGGCGTGACCGACTGGCAGTCCATATCGGTGCCGTTTACCGATCAGGGCACCGGGACCATCACGATGATCCCGGCGGCGATGACCTTCGCCAACAGCAAGATACTCGGTGTCGGATCAGACTGTCGCGCCTTTTGGTATGATCCCGTCGCCGGCACGGCGCGCCCGAACATCGGGGTGGGCCATGACTTCACCTATCTGTTCCAGAAGTCGGGGGCTACGCCACACTACTCGCAGAATGATGCGGTGCCGTTCGCGCGCAACCCATCGGTGACACACAACTATATTCCGAATGCGGCGCTGGTGGGCATTGGCACGCCGTGGAACGTGTTGCAGCAATTCGGCGACGGCTCGATCGACAATCGCTATGGCGGATTTGTCGGCGATCAGCTCCACAGCTTCTACAAGTTCGATGACCCGAACTCGCATCAAGAGATGCTGATCCACGCGTGCCAGTGGTTTGACCAGCCGCACACGTTCCACGATGAGACGACGGGCTATCCGATCATCAGCAATCTTGGGCCTGACCGCGCCGGCGGCACGTATCCCAATCTGCCGAGCGGGAGCACCAAGTCCACCGTGAAGTTCTATACCGTGAACGGCACGGGGATCGCCGATCGGCCCAAGGTGAATCGCGCCGACGGGGCGTGGCGCTGGGATAACTATGTCGGCATCGCCAACAGCTCTCACATTCCCAATCCTGGGTTCCCTGCGTTCCTGAAAACCGGGCGCGAGATATTCCGGGAAGACATGCTGGAACTGTGGTGCACACAGATCGCCAGCACCGCTCCGGCGTATCGCAATCAGGTCAACCCGTTCGGGAACGGGAAGACCTATGCCGGCATCGCCAGCGTGCCTTCGGCCGATACTCAACTGCGCGCCGCGGCGTTCTGCCTGAAGAACCTGACCCAGGTCAATCAGGTGATGCCGCCAGGTCACCCGCTGCGGCCCTTCATCACGGATTGCTTTGCGGATACCGCGGCGTGGTTGGGCGATTTCACGCCCTGGTATGCCGCGACCTATCCGAAGGGGTATGGGCTCGGAACATGGGATTACCCACCAGCCGGATCGCAGGGATCGGACCTCGCGCCGTGGATGCTCGGGCACCAGGTCTTGTTCACGTCGCACCCCGCCTCACAGGACGATGCGCCGCCAGGATTCGCCGCATGGCTTAATGGCGTCCCGATCAATTTCTACAAATGGTTCGACAGTGACTATGGCGGCTCGGAGGGTTACAGCGACCTCTATCACGTCGAGACCGATAGCACCGCCGCGGCGGGATCGAGCAACACGGTCCGCACCGAAGCGAACACCTATCCGAATTGGCTTGCACTCGCCAACGGGGCAAACAACGCGCCAGTTGCGGCGGGCTTCGGCCTTTTGCTCGGCGCGACACCGTACGCGCCAATCCCGGAGGGCGGCACGGCGCCACAACAGACAAATCCAAGCGTCAAATCGTTCGCCAACCCGCTCAATCAGCAGCCCTATTGCCAGAACAGTTGGTCGGGACTGCCGAGCGGGTCCGGTGGACCTGATCCGACCTATTACACCACCGTTCATATCGCGGCGCTGGCGCAATGGTCGAAGGTGCCTGGCGCGCCGGCCGATGCGCTGAAACTGTGCCTACGTCTGGACGCGCGGCGGCGCAACCCGCTCTACTTCCCGTCCCGTGCGGCGAAGAACAGCTTCCTGACGACGCCAGGGCCGCTCTATTCCGTGAGCGATGGCAGCGTGAACGGCTGCGGCTCGTTCCAGTTCAATATCCAGCCCTAGCGTGCCGGATCAGGATGATGCCGAGCAGGCCGGCCGCGAGTAACGGTACGGTTGAAGGCTCGGGCAGCGGAGCGGAAGGGTCGGACGAAGCCAGCGCCGCGGCCACCTGATTGTAAGAGTATGTGACTGTGAGGCTGCCGGAAAAGAAGCCGTCGAACTCCGGTAACGGAGCGGATGGGAAATAGTAGTTCCCAAGAACATCGACAATAAGCTGGCTAGCAGATTCGGCGATGGTCTCGTATAGGTTATAGACGACTGCGCCGACCTGTCCCCCGCCGTCTCCGCCAGAGGCGAAGGGGCGATCCGTCCCGAGCTCCACCGTCCCGTTGTAGTGAAACGGGCCGAAATCTCCGTCCAGCGTCACGGCGGCGTCGGCCAACGGACCGTCCGGCAACGCGAAAGCAAATTCCTGCGGCCCCATCGAGCTTGAGACCACTGCTGCCGTGTAACTGACGACATCCGCCCTCGCACCCCCTGGCGCAAACCACAAGGCGACGGCGGCGGCGAGCGGGATCAGGCGGGGCATGGACGGTTCTCCGGGTTCAGAGCCGGCTACGCATCTAAACGCCCGTTTCGCTCGCTGGGGAGGACAATTTCGCTACCGCACGGGAATGTGCGCCGACCTTGGCACGCTCGACCAAGGCCAGAATGCCGCGCCGCCACGCGCCCTTGCGCCGCTCGGTTAGCTCGGCCAGCGCGAACACCACGATCAGCGTCCCGCCCAGCACCAGCGTCCGACCGCGCCAGGAACCGGGCGGCCACGGATTCAACGTCGCGAGTAGCCGAAGCAGCGGTTCATGGAACAGGTAGATCGAGAGCGTCGCGCCAGCGGCCCAGCGCAGGGCGGCGAAACGATGGCGCGCAGCGAAAGGCTCGATCCACTCGGATGCCGAGCGGAACCCGATCAGGCTGCCCGCGAAGGCCAGCCCCACGACGTAGTACTGTGGTAACTCGGGCCGTTTCAGCCAGACCAGCATTTCGGGCTGGCGTAGCAGGAAGCGCCCGTGGCGCCAGGCCATGACCTCGTAGGCGCCCCATGCCGCGAGCGAGCCGAGGAACAGCAGCAGGCCGGCCGTTCGCCCCATCGGATGGCGCGTGCACACCCGATAGGCGCCAACGCCGACCAGCCAAAGCGGGAACAGCGCAGCGATGCTGGGCCCGACCAACAGCAGCAGCCCGGCGGCGGCCAGCAACCCGAAGCGCCGCGGCGCGAACGCCAGCGCCCCGAAGATCGCGTAGTACCAGACCTCGTAGCCCAGCGACCAATAGGACCAGTCCGACCCCGGGTTGAAGCTGACCGTCCATAATTCGTTGACGAAGGCAGCGGCCCCGAGGAAGTGCCAATCGAGGGCGGCGTGCCAGGGGCCGGAATACAGGGCGGGGCTCACGGACCGGCCAATCGCGTCGGCTATCGCGGTGAACACCAGCGCCGGGAGCGCCACCGAGTAAATCCGGGCGCCGCGCGCCACCGCATAGGACTGCGGCGACAATTCGCGCGAGGCGGTTGCGTGGGCGATCACGAAGCCGGACAGGACGAAGAACACCGCCACCGCTTCCGGCCCATAGTCCGCGAGTTGCCAGCCGAACCCACCCGATATCCGGCTGCCGCAGGCATGGTCCGCGAACACCAGCAGGGCCGCGATGAAGCGTGTCGCGTCCAAGTAGAGAGATGTGGACCTGTTCATGACCCGCGCGTCCGACTGATCGCAGGGACCGTCGCAAGCGCGGCGGCCAAGGCTGACCCGGCCGCGCACCGTCTCACGCCACGCGAGGCCCGGCAAGTCCGAAAAGGAATCCCCATGACATGACCGCCGCCGAGGAAGCCGGGCTGGTCGCCATGATGCGGGACATGGCCGAGGCGCAGCGGGATTCGGCTGCGGCTCAGGGCCAAATCGCGCAGCAGATGACGGACACCCGCGCCGACGTGTGCGAAATCAAGGCCGACCTGAAGCAGCTCGGCGATGACCGGAACACGGATCGCCTGGCGCTCGGGCTGCTCACTCAGGAAATGCGGGATGTGAAGGCTTGCGTGGAGCGGATGCGGCCGACCATCGCGAATATCGTCATCGCCGGCCGGGTCGCCAACTTCCTGATTTCCCGCCCGCTGCGGACCCTGCTGATCGGCTCCGGGCTCGGGGCCGGGGTGGGAGGACTGCTTTCGACGCACGTTCAATGGCTGGCCGGTCAGGCGTGGGCATGGCTGCGCTCGGCATTCTGATTCTGGCGCTGGCCCTGGCGGGCTGCGCCGGGCCGGCTCGGCCGATGGTGCGGCACGTCCTGGCGCCGACCGCAGACCCGATGGTGTTGACCCCGGCGTTCGGGGCGCGGCCGGGCGGGAGCGCGTATCACACCGGGTCGCGGACGCGGGTCTAATGCCGGCAACGCTGATCTATAGCGAGTTTATCCCCGTATAGCGCGGAGCCGCCCATGACCTCCTCCTTCGACCGCTGTCTCGCCTTCACGCTCGCGCGCGAGGGCGGCTTCGTCCAGAATCCGGCCGACCCCGGCGGGGCCACCAACATGGGGATTACGCTCACCACCCTGCGCGCCTGGCGCGAAGATCATGGCGACGAAGCGCCGGACGTAAACGATCTGCTGCACCTGTCGCGCGATGAGGCCTCGGCGATCTATGGCGCGTGGTTCTGGAACGTGGTGCGCGGCGATCGGCTGTTGCCCGGGGTCAATCTGGCGGTGTTCGATTTCGGCGTGACCGCCTCGCCGCGGCGGAGCGCGATCCTGCTACAGCAGGCGGTCGGCGCCACGGCAGATGGTTCGATCGGCCCGGAGACGCTGGGCCTGGTCGGCATCGCGTGCTGCGGCCGGGGCGGGGCCGGAACCCTGATCGGCAAGCTGCGGACCGCGCAGGACGGGTATTACCGGACGCGGCCAACGTTCGCGACGTTCGGAAAGGGAGAGTTGGCCCGCTCCGCGCTGCGATGGAGCGCGGCGCTAGCGCTGGCGGCCGACATGGCGCCTTCGTCCGTCACGCCCTCGGCGGATGATCTGAATGCGGCGGAGCTGGCGTGGGTGACTGCGGGCTAAGTGCTGCGGGCCGGACGCTACCCCGGCGGCGAGTTTGTTTCACGGTTGACCTCCTCCTTCGTCGCTGGCGTGCGCCAGATCAGGCAGGATCATCAGTCCCGTCCGGGGCTTGGATACTCGCTTATCCCCGCTGGTTCAGCATTAGCCAAATGCCGCCGCAGCACACCCTTTGTAGCACATGCCGACCGTGCTGGGTAGTGGCCGGGCTTCCACCGGCCGCCGCCATCGTACCAATCCACCTATTGTGCTCTAGGCACAACCATAGATCGACATAGCCAGGCGTCTGCCACGATAGCTGAGCTGGCGCCTGACCCGCTGCTACCGGCGCACCTTTCCTACCACAAACCAAGGACTGATCCAATGGACAAGCTGCGCGCTTGGCTCAAGCAGCCGAGCACGATCACGGGCCTGGCCGGCTTCGCCGCAACCGCAGTCGGCCTGATTGCCCACTACGCGACGCATGACACCACCCTGACCGTCACGCTCGGCCTGCTGGTCGGCGCGGCGGTGCATGTCGCGCTGCCGGACAACAGCGCGGCGCCGAGCGCGGCCGGCAAGCTGGCGACCGATGCGCTGCAAGCCATCCTCACCAAGAAGATCGCCGCCGCAGCGCCGCTGCTGATCGCGGATGCTATCGCGACGATGCAGGCGATGGCGGCGCAGCCTGCCATTGTGCCGCAGGCCACCATCCCCAGCATGTGGTTTCCGAACGCGGGAGTTCGGGTCGGGACGGTGGTTCCAGGCCAGCAGGCCGAATCTCCCGCTGCGCCTCCCGCTCCACCCGCCGTCTGACCCCTCACACACCGGAGAATCGAACCCATGCGCTACCTGAGCCCCATCTGTGCGTGCGCCGTCGCCCTGATTGCCGTGCTGGCGCTCGCCGGCTGCACCGGCACCACCCTTCCTGTGCAGTCGCCGGCCAAGATCAAGGCCGAGGCCGCGGCACTGACCGCGCTGGTCGATGTCGCCGGCACGAGCGGCGACCTGAAGCCCGAGATCGTCGCGGGCGTGGACGCGGCCAACGCGGCGTTCCAGGCCGGCGCCATCGACGTTCCGACGCTGCTCGATGCGGTGCAGGCGGCACTGACGGCCGAGCGGATCGTGAACCCGGCCCGCGCCGCCGAGCTGGAAGCCGCCATGGCGCTGCTGCGCGTGGCCGTGACGCCCTGATGCGCCTCGGCCTGATCCACTCGCCAACACCGGAGGCAGTGGCCCCCCTGGACGCGCGCATGCGTCTGGGGGCGGTCCCGGTTGCTGACGCGGTGGATTGGCACGCGCGCTGCCCAGCGGACGGCGACCCGCTGGGCAACGATCAGAATCCGAACTGCGTCGAGGCCGCGTTCCTGCGCAACTTGCAAATGCGCATGGCGAACTCGATGCACTCTGCCTGGAAGCCCACCAAGGATCAGGCGCTTCGTCTGCTCGCGCGCTGGGGCGGCAGCGACGGCACGGATGTCAATACGGCGATGGCCGACTATTGCCGTAGCGGCCTGAAACCGGACGGCATCCAAATCGAGGATGTTCCGCTGTGGGCGACTGTGCAGCTCGGCGACATCCCGAACTTGAAAAAGGCCATTGCGACCTTCTGCGGGGTGCAGTTGTCCTTTGCGCTACCTCGCGCGATCGAGACTGCGAATGAATGGCCGGCGCCACCGGGGCCGCTGACCGGCATTTGGCTGCCCGGAGGTTACGGCTACCACCAGGGCATGACCGGCAAGTACCGCGGAAACACATTCTGGGTTCGGACCTGGGGCATCGACGTGCCGATGGATGAGGCGTTCCTGCGGGCCTATTGCGTCGCGATCAACGTCATCGTGTCCCGCACTTGGCTCGACGCCAGGGGAATTTCACCGCCTGGGCTGGATTGGGATG